TATAAATGCTGCAATAAATATAAGAAATTTTGGGTTGAGGAACCAACCCAGCGTCACCCAAAGTGAATGGTTACATTGTGCTTGTGGCGTAGAAACACATCAGTCTTTAGCTGATGTGTAGTTCATAGTCTAGAATGGTCAAAAATATTTTAATATTTTGAAAAATTTCCTTATATTAATATTAATTAACTTAAAACTAAAAATGAAAAGTTTAGTAATAAATATAAAAAATGAAAAACATTGGATAAAAATCCAAAATGAATTAAAAAAACATTTTAAATGGGATGTATCATACCGTATTATGATTAAAAAAGATAATTACGAATATTTAAATGAATATAATATTGGTATATCATTAACCACATTTAGTACAATAAAAGAAAAATATAAAATACATCTTTGGATAAAAGATGAATATCTTCACACTATTGATGGTGATGATACTAATATTAATGAACACTATTGTAAAGATATAGATGAATTGTTAGAAATGTACACCTCACATAAATTAGGATTAATATAATATGAATAAAAAAGCAATATTAGCAATAAAAGTCACAAATAAACAAGAATGGTCTGATGTTGAAGATTATTTCTTAAATAAAGGTATAACTTGGGCATGTCTATCAAATGATAATAAATATGATCCAGACAAAGATTATCTAGGACAATCTTTTCTAACATATATTTCATATATAATTGATGATTTATCAGAATATATAATCAGTGCAGAAAAAGATCATTTATATACTATTGATGGAAAACTAATAGAAAGAGTTAAATCTTTTACTTTATTTATTGATAAATGGGACAAACCAATATTTGATGAATATATAGAAGGAAATAAAATGGGACTATTATAAATGGATAGTTTAGTAATAAATATAGATAATAAAAAACATTGGAAAGAAGTCCAATGTGAACTATTGGAATGTTTTGAATGGGATAGTTCATATGTTAATATTAAGTACATGTCTGATTATAATCTAGCTGTATCATTAACTCAAAGTGATTCACTAAGCGAACAACACAAAATACACCTTTGGATAAAAGATGGTATTATTGATATGAAAGGAGGAAATTACGATAGAGATATATACTACTGCAAAGATGTAGACGAATTATTAGAAATGTACAATTGGCATAAATTAGGATTAATATGATATGTTTAATAATAGAAATAGAAAATAAAAAACACTGGGAAATTGTTAACAATGAACTAAAGGAACATTTTTCTTGGGCTAATTATTATTATCAAACACAGTATACAGTTGGTTTTAATCTTGTAGTTTCTTTACCTATAGTAGATACTACGTTCCGTGAAAAATATAAAATATATCATTATTCACATGAAGCATCAATGCATTTATTAGAAAATTGTTTTTGTAAAGATGTAAACGAACTATTAATAAAATTAACAGCAAACAAATTAGGATTAATATAAATAACTATGAACTTAGAAAAAGCATTAAAACTCTATGATAAACTGAAAAAAATTAGTGATAATTTTATCCTAGCCGGATCAGCTCGCAGAAAGAAACAAGGCGACCTTCATGATTTAGATATAATCTATCATGGAAAAAATATATCTATTATAGAAGGAGAATCTATTATAGTCAATGGTGATGATATGAAAAGAATTAAGTTAGATGGTGAACAAATTGATATACATACATGTTCTACTGAAAAATTAGGTTCTATGTTACTTTATTTCACTGGTTCTAAAACTTATGGTATAAAACTCAGATATAAAGCTAAGAAAATGGGCTATAAACTTAATAGATGGGGTTTATTTGAAGGTGAAATTTGTTTAGCATCTAAAACAGAGAAAGATATTCTTGATATATTAGGTGAAGAATGGATTACACCAGAAGAAAGAAACTTAGGTGATAACATACTTCTAGACGAAAACAAAAGCGTTGTTAAAGCATTTAGATATTTAGCTCTTTACTGTACTATGAAAAATGATTATTTCAGATCAAGAGCATATAGTGCAGCGGCAGACATTTTGGGTGGTTTAGAAAATATTAGAGAATTAGTATCAACAGATGAATTAATGGAAATTGAAGGCATTGGTAAATCTATTAATAAAAAAGTAGAAGAATTCTTAGATACAGGTTCTATTGTGAAACTTAAAGAATATATGGAAGAAATACCAGAAGAGATTTTATCTTTGACTGAACTTGATGGTGTTGGTCCTAAAAAAGCATATACTATTTGGAAAGAATTAGGTATAATGTCAAGAGAAAAATTAAAAGAGGCTTGTGAAAAAAGAATGATTTCTCAAATCAAAGGTTTCGGAGTAAAAACAGAAGATAGTATATTAAATCAATTAAAATGAGAACAAATAGAATTAATAGAGAATTATTAAAAAAATTACGCAAATCTAAAAGATCTGGTAAAGGTTATGATTTAAACGATATAGTAGAAGTTGAATTAAATGTTATTGAAAATTATTATAAAAAAATTGAAATACTGAAAGAATTGCAGGAATTATATCCGAATTTAGAAAACGATGAAGAGTAAAGAGTTTATATTAAATACAATTGAAGCTATTAAGTCTAATAACTATGATGATCTATCTTCTGATTTAGGATATCTTTGGTCTGTTGAAAAAAATCTATATCAAGAATATGAAGATTATGATAATGTATTTATTACAGATGGAATAATGGATGTTTGGTTAAGATTAAATGATATTAAAACAGAAAATTATACATTTAATACATTAACTAAAAATAAACAAACCGCAAGTTTATTTGAAAAGATGAATTTAAGAAATAAACATAAAGTATATTATTGGAAATATATGAATATGAATTCAGAAGATTGGAAATTTACTAATAAAGGAATTGAATTTAGAGGTTATACACGTGGTAGTAAACATGATTTTGAACAGGGAAAATCTATTGAAGCACATAGTAACATTGGTTTAAATTATTTTAAAAATGTCTATCCAAAGAAAATCTATTTAAAGAAGACAACAGGTAAATTTCTATGGAAGAAAACAACATTAGAACCAATAATGATTGTACAAAAAGTACTATTCGGTTATTTAGTCTTAGAAATAAACAAAACAAAAAGTTTCAAAAAGAAACTACAAGAATATAAAGAGTCTATTAAAGAATTAGACTTATCCACTCAATAAAGGCTTATTCAAGCCTTTTTTCATTTCAAATATTTTATTTTAATATATAGGTTCATGAAATATCTAAATAGATATAATGAGTCTAAACCGAATGAAGAAAATCTTTTTAAGTATTTTAAAAATGTTTTGTCTAAATATGAGAATTTTAAAGAGATTGTGTTTGAAAAATTTCTTGTAACAAATATCAATAATAAATATGATTCTTTTCAATATGCTGCAGAATTTAACACTCTTTATAAACCTGGTTTAGAAATAGAAATTGAAGATTTATATAAAGTCTCAATATTAGGACTTGAAATTAAAAAAGAATTAAACTTAAAAGAAGTAAGGTTTGAACAACACACACACTCAAGTTATTTTATATTAATTACAAAAGATATATCAGAATATAAAGAAATGATTGAAGGAAATAAAATGGGTTTAATATAAATGAAATATTTAAAAACATATAATCGAATGATAAATGAGATTTCAGTTAACGAAAATCAATTAATTAAACAACATTTAAGTAGTGATGGTAAATCATTAAATATAGGTAATTTAAATTTAACTGAATTACCTGAATTACCTGAAGGTTTAGAAAGATTATATTGTACTAATAACCAATTAACTAAATTACCTAAATTACCAAAAGGATTAGAAAGATTATATTGTGATAATAACCAATTAACTGAATTACCTGAATTACCTAAAGGATTAAAATATTTATATTGTGGTAATAACAAATTAACTAAATTACCTGAAATACCTAAAGGATTAAGAGAATTATATTGTCATGATAACCAATTACCTTATGATAATTTAGAAAAATATTGGGAATGGTTTTGGAAAGAAAATCCAGACCTTCACAATGCAAAAAAAATGGGATTATATTAATGAAGTATTTAAAGACATATGAATCTAAATTATGGGATAAAATTAGTAAAATGAAAAATAAAATCATAAGAAAGATAATTACTAAGATGAAAAACCTTAGGATAGATACGTATGTTCCTGAAAATATAAAAATTAATGGTAATTATATTTATTATATATATCAACATAATTACAATATTGAAATAATGTCATATGATAAAAATGGTAATGAAATATATCTATCATCAAATAGTGATGATATTGGTATAGAAAGTTTATATGAAATATGGCAAGAAATGAAATATATAACATTAAAAAGTATTATTGAATATTCAATTGAAAGGGATGAATCTTGGATTAATGAAATAGTTGATAAAAATAAAGATAGAATAAATTTTGGTAATTTTTATGATGGTGATGATATTATAGACACACATTTAAATCATAAGTATGTCTTAGATGATATATTAAACACATATGAATCTCAAAAATATTTATTTACTGAAAGAGAAGATATGATTGTTTGGTTTTTAGATGAATGTGAATCAAATCACATAAAAATGCACGTTGATATAAAAGAAGAATTTAAAAATATAATAGAAGCAAGAAAAATGGGATTAGTATAAAATGAAATATTTAAAAACATATTCAGAAAATAAATTAATTAAAGACCATTTAAGTGATGACGGTAAAAAATTAAATTTTGATTATTTAGATTTAACTGAAATATGCTGATATTTCTGATTACTACGACAATATAATTCTTCTAAATCTTTAGGCAATTCAGGTAATTCAGTTAATTGGTTATCATAACAATACAACGTTTCTAACCCTTTAGGTAATTTAGGTAATTCGGTTAATTTGTTATTATCACATTTTAATGTTTTTAATCCTTCAGGTAATTCAGGTAATTCGGTTAATTTGTTATTATCACATTTTAATGTTTTTAATCCTTCAGGTAATTCAGGTAATTCGGTTAATTTGTTATCATAAACAAATTAACTAAATTACCCGAAATACCTAAAGGGTTAGAATATTTATATTGTCGTGGCAACGGTAAATCATTAAGTTTAGGCCAGTTAAATCTAACTAAATTACCTGAATTACCTGAAGGATTAGAAAGATTATATTGTTAATGAAAACCAATTAATTAAAGACCATTTAAGTGACAGTATTTTAAAAAAATGTTTAACCCAACAAATATAGAAAATGAACTTAAATAACAACGAAGATTTTATCTTATTATGGCATAATAATGGAACTGAAATCTCATTTATCATTCGATTATATGTCTTTAAATATTTCATTAATATAGTCCCATTTTATTTGCATTATGAAGGTCTGGGTTTTCTTTCCAAAACCATTTCCAATAACCTTCTAAATTATTATAAGGTAATTGGTTACCACCAACTGCCTGAATTACCTGAAGGATTAGAAAGATTATATTGTAATAATTACTATTATAATGATATATGAGTCTTAATAGTAAATATCCTGAACAATTTAGATATTTTGAAAAAATGATTAATGAAAGCAAACAAATACTCGAATTAATAAAGAAAAGATTATATGAATTAGATCCTGATATGGTATTGGCAAATCAACTAGGATTATTTGAAGGGTTAATTACAACATTTTCTAAAGATGATAGAATAGTTTTTGAAGATATTAAAAGAAAAGATGTTATAAGAGCTGGTGAATTACTACTTAAAGAACTAAATATACAAACAAGGTGGGATGACGGATTTTTAGGGTTCTGTCACAATATTGTAGAATGTGGACCAGATGAATTCTATTATATAATGAAAAGTGAATGGGATTCAGCTAGTCTTTATGTTAAAGAAATGCCTTACAAATCACAAGTAAAAGCAACACATTATAACTTCTATGACTGGCTTAAAGAAAATGATTTAGAATACTATTTCGACGCAGATCAAATGGGTTTAATTTAAGGAAGTTTAATCGAATCAAAATCTATAATTTTCCAAGAATAAGGATTTTCACCAATTTTATGATGTTCTTTATACATTATAGTCCTATAAACAACACAACCCTTTCTTGTACATTGTTGTTTATAATTACCATTGTCCCATATATGTCCAAACCACTTACACTTTTTTCTTATAAACCATTTCTTCATTAAATTTATATTTATTTTTTGATAAATAGTTTATTAAAAACTAACCCATCTCGAAAGCGTTAATCTCTCTTTAAATGCCCATTTATTAATTATATTTAACTCATATTTAGAAGGTAATCTATTATTCTTGCCACGAATCTGAGTCACTACTCTATCACTATTAACCTCAATAGTTAAGAGTTTACTGTCTAATTTTGTTTTGCTATTTACATTCAAAGACCAAATAGAAGTTCTACCACCAGAACATGAATTAATATAAGAACTTACACAATGTTTCATATATCTACCCTCATCTAAAATATCACCACTCGTAGTTAATTGATTAATCAAATAAGTCATTTTATTTTCATCTTTACCAACTAACCAAACATAATTATTAATTGGTAATGGTTGCCATAATTTAGGAACACCTTTTCTAGATACTCTATTAGTTTGGTTATGCCATTTATCAACCAATTGTAATAAAGCATCTGGGTTTCTATCTTTCATGTTGAAATTAGGTTTATCAGGTGCTAAAGTAACAAATACATTATTTTGAAAAACTCTTCTTGTTTCATATTTAATATGATTTATATAATCAACAATAGGGTTATATTTTTCAGGATCTAACATAGGATTATTAATAAAAAATCTTAGAACACTATTCCAAAACTCATTATTGCCAAAATCAGAAGCAATTTTAGTAGACATAACACCTTTAACAGATCTCATGTCACCACCCATATCAACAATTTGTCCATATCTTATAGCTTCCATAGGAAGAAAATCATCTGGTGATTGCATAAAAGCATGAGCCATCTTCTTAGTTAATGGAATCGGTGTTTTAGATTTTCTAATATTTTTACCAACTCCAATATCAATAAACCATCTAATAGGATTACCTTCAAATTTAATACCACCATTCCAAAACCATGCATTATACATGAATTTAGGCATATCATACTTAACAAATAAATGGTCAGCAAGTTCTCTAAATTGTCTATCTCTTGATCTTGATTTCTTTTTCCAAGAACTAATATCACGAATCCAATCTTTTTTGTATTCACAAAATTTATGAAGTGATATAACATAATTATAATCACAAAGCAATTCAGCTTTTTGATTAGCAACACAATTTAATAAATTTCTAAAATCTTTATTTTTACCATCTTTTATTTCACTGTAAATATACTGGTAAGGACAATTATTACCTGTGTAATATTGTGTCTTAGCCAATTCATCAATTAATTTAGACGATGGTCTCTTTAAAAGTTTATGTAATTTATTATTTCCCATTATAATAATCCTAATTTATAAGCTGTGTTATACTTTTCAATGTTATCATATATTTCAAATAGTTCATCTGCATTACTACACATAATTGGATTATATTCACGATCATAATTTATTGTAACATGAGCAATATTGTTTTTTTCAATACCTCCAGTAATATTAACAAGAGCTATAAATAAATTATAATTTTCATCATATTCAAAATCATTATAAAGACCACTTAGATCAAATCTTTCTTTAAGTTTAAAAAAATTTTCTTCCCAACATTTCTTATCCGTTGTATCTATTACTATTAATTCAATCATAACATAAAAATACAATTTTTTTCTCACAAATAAAAATAAATATATAATTTTAATGATGTATTTAAAAACATATGAAAATTTTACTCCTACAGATATCCTTATTAGAAAGATAGATGGTAAAGATATAAAAATAAGTTTGCAATTTATAAAAAATGATAAAGAACTTGCTATTAGAATACAAGATCTATTAGATCAACACGGTAAATTAGATTTAGATGGTGATCTTGAATTATTAATACCAATAACGGGTTCTGAAATTGTTGATAAAGAAACTAATATTACTGCACATAGTGATTTAATTGTTAAACCTAATGATAATTGTTTTTTGGAGTTAATTAGATATGAAGATACATATTTTGGTTATACAACAGATTTCTTTTTTGTTAACGAAAGGGAAAGTTCATGGTGTAGATATAAAGAACTATTAGATCAATATGTAGAAATATGTAGAGAAATAATAATGAATAAAAATGTAAAAATTAGAATAGAAGCAAATAAAATGGGATTATATTAATGAAATATTTAAAGACATATAGTGAAAATCAATTAATTAAACAATATTTAAGTAATGATGGTAAAACATTGGATTTAGGTAATTTCAAATTAACAGAATTGCCTGAATTACCTGAAGGATTAAAAGTATTATATTGTTATAATAATCAATTACCTGAATTACCTGAATTACCTAAAGGATTAGAATATTTATATTGTTATACTAATAAATTAACTGAGTTACCTGAATTACCTAAAGGGTTAGAAGGATTATATTGTGGTAATAACCAATTAACTAAATTACCTGAATTACCTAAAGGATTAAAAAGATTATATTGTTATTATAACCAATTAACTAAATTACCTGAATTACCTAAAAGATTAAAAGAATTATATTGTTATTATAACCAATTACCTTATGATAATTTAGAAGGTTATTGGAAATGGTTTTGGAAAGAAAACCCAGACCTACATAATGCAAATAAAATGGGACTGTATTAATGAAATATTTAAAGACATATAATCGAATGATAAATGAGATTTCAGTTAATGAAAATCTGATTAACCGTTTAAGTGATGATGGTAAAAATTTAAATCTAAATAGTTTAAATTTAACCAAATTGCCTGAATTACCTAAAGGGTTAGAAAAATTAATGTGTTATAATAATCAATTAACTGAATTACCTGAATTACCAAAAGGATTAGAAATGTTATATTGTGACAACAACAAATTAATTGAATTACCTGAACTACCAAAAGGGTTAGAAATATTAGATTGTGATTATAACAAACTAACTGAATTACCTGAATTACCTAAAGGGTTAGAAAGATTATATTGTGGTAATAATAAATTAACAGAATTACCTGAAATACCTAAAGGGTTAGAAAGATTATATTGTGGTAATAACCAATTAACTGAATTACCTGAATTATCTAAAAGATTAGAATATTTAAATTGTTATAATAACCAATTACCTTATAATAATTTAGAAGAATATTGGGAATGGTTTTGGAAAGAAAACCCAGACCTACATAATGCAAATAAAATGGGATTGTATTAAAACTTAGAGAAAAAATTAATATATAATTTTAATGATGTATTTAAAGACATATGAAAATTTTAATGATATTGAAAATTATTTCAAATTGCATAATAAAATCAAAAAATCTAAGAAAAGACTTAAAAAATATAAGAAAGAAAAGAAACTATCCAAAAAAAATGGTTTATAAATTAATAATCAAAAAAGCTAGAGAAATACTTGATAAATACGGTACACCTTATTTATATGATAGGGAATATGAAAATACCGTGAAAATACCTATAACACCAGTTAAAATTGAAGGTGCAAAATATGATAGAATATTAATTTGGTTTGAAACTAAAAAAGAAATTATTGGATCAAATTCATTTGATTTTGATGATGAAAATATTGGTTTTGATAATGGTTATGAATATTATGAAGAATGGTGTTCATTAGATTCATTTAGAAATTCAATTAAAGCATTAACAATAATGTATGAAAATTTATTTGATGAAGATTTACCAATTAAATTAGAAGCAAATAAATTTGGATTGTTATAATATACCAAGGTTTTTACCCTCTTCGTAAGCTCTTACAATTTTAGAATATTTAGGATCATTTTTTAGATTTTTATTAAAACCAACCCTACTATCAATTAATTCATCAAAACCATTATCAATTAATATCTTTTGAATATTAAAATCAGTCATTGTAGCATCACTCATTATTTTAGGATCTGAACCTTTCTTAATTAAATATTCAAAAACCTCATCATCATAATAAGCAAGATCTAAAACATTATTATAAGTACTTTCATAACTTACATCAGCACCTTTATTAATAAACATTTTAATTAATTCAAAATCTTCTGTTTTTAAAGCCAATAAAAACAAATCATTTAAATCTTCTTGATCAATGTTATTGCTCTCTAAAAATAATTTATATGTTTGTAGTTTTACCATGACAGTCTTTCTCTTGTTATTTCATTAAGATATTTATCTTCAATTGTACCATAAATATAATCGTAATTTGGTGCACTAAATTTATTTAAGTCATGTTCTTTCATAATATACAACCAATCACCATAGTATTCTTCAATAAAATCAATTTCACCTCTATAAAAATAATCATCAATTAATTCACTTTTAATATCGTCCCAATCTACATTCAATTTAACCTTTATAGTTTCGTTTTTCAACCATTCAAATTTACCAAAAGCATCTTCAAAAGCATCTTTAATCTTATCATAAACTTCATTATAATCAGCATTTTCTTGTGTTTCAAGAATAGCATGATTCAAAATGGTTTTTAATTCATCTGTTTCACTTAACTGTTCACTTAACTTTATAGAATCTTCAATAATTATATCATTATCTACTATTTTAGTATTATTCTTTGTGATTTTAATTTCATCAATCATTTCACCTTTTTTATTACAATATTCTATAATAGCTTTCAAGGTTTCATTATCATAAGAACTCCACCAATCACTAATATTTGCATCATAATCATAAACAGGGTCCCAATCATAATCATGACCTAATATTTCACTCTCATATTTCTCTAAACCAAAATCATCAAAATTACCAATATAATAAAAATCTCCATTTTCATAATCTAAGTCCATTCTCTTAGCAAACTCTTCAGATGTTATATAATCTTCTTCCCATAAAAGAATATCTCCTAACTCATTACAATCTCTTGTATCTATTTCATGTTCTTTTACTAATTTGGTGATTTCTTCCTTAGTAAAGGGTATATTGGATGATTTAGATTTCCAAATTATAGAAAATATGAGATTTGCATATTGATTTTCATATTCGTTCATAAATAATATATATTAAAAATTTAAAATAGATTCATCTTCTTAGCCTCTAAATATGAATTAACTTCTTTTAACATTTCATCTTCTTTATAAATAATAGTTAAAGAATCTAATTCAAAATTTTCCAGATCCACAACCGGAAAAGTTTCATTAATTTGAATTAATAATTCACTTAAATCAACTTCATATGTCATTAACATATCACTCCACACATTTAAAAAAATTGGTTTATTAATATCTTGTTCTATCTTAGTTCTATAAGTTGCACCAGCAGTTCTATAAGTAATAGGATGAGTATCTCTATTAAATGTCAAAAAACCCTTTTCAATTAATAGTTTTTGTTTATACATAAAATCAGACTCATTGTCACATTTAATAGTAAATAAGTAATCATATGAATGTCCTTTAATTATTATCATTTCTAATTCTATTTAATTTTAATTTTCTATAAAGTTTTGTAAATATTGGATTATTTATAGATAATACGTCTAATATCTTTATTAAGACATCATCAAAATCTATATCTGTAAAATGTACTTCTCCCCCTATTATATCAACAATAACGAAGAAAGATATAGAAGCAGATAATGTTAAAATATGTTTATTATCATCATAAACATATAATATTTGACTATATGGATAACCTTCGTTAAATGAAACTTTTAATTTTTTAGAATGAATTTTTTGTGTCAAATAATCATAACAATCAAATAGAAGTTTTTGATGTGTAATTAAAGATTCTGAAACTATTTCGTTTATTTGTTTATTAGTCTCCATTTTTCAATTATAATAACCCTAATTTTGAAGCAGTTGATAATTCAATTAAACCTAGTTCTTCAATATCATCAAAAGTTAATAATGGGACTTTAAATTCACGATTATTTGCATCACATTGACCACCTGTTATTATTTTATCATTTAATGAAACACCAACAGCACCAGGAAATCCACAAAATGTCCAATATTTTTCAATACGTCCACTTAATCGTGTATATCCGTCAGCATATAATGATTTTAATAGAGTTTTTTGTTCTTCTGCATTTTCACACAATATGTATATTTTATCCATTTTTCACTCTTTCCAATTTTTGTTTTCTATTCATCCTTTCATATTCTTTATCTTTACAAAAAATATTTACACATTCTTCTAAAACCTGTTCTTTATTAATACAAGATATAATAAAAGATTTCCAAGATATATTATATCTACCAAATTCACAACCATCTTCTAATAAAATGACTTTTTTAATTTCTAAATCAGTCCAAAATATTGAAAATGGTTCCATATTAAAATATTTTTTTGGTAGTTCTTTTGATAAATCAATATCAAGTTTCATTGTTCGACCAATACATATCTTATCATTTTTGAAATTCATTTTATAATCTTTAGGTAAAATAATATTATCCTTTAAATAGTCATATACTTTATTTATCATAATAATCCAAGTTTTGAAGCTGTATATAAACAATTAATACCTATTTCATTTAACTCTTCAGTATTTAAAAGTTCATTTTTAAAATTGTGATTATTTGCATCACATTGACCTCCTAATATAATTTTTTCATCTAATCTAATATGAATAGCACCTGGGAAAATACTAAATTTCCAATAAGTCATAGTTTTGTCACTTCTTCGATAACCATTTGCAAATAGAGATTTTAAAACCATCTTTTGTTCTTTTTCATTCTCAACTAAAATCCATCTTTCAATCATTTTTTATTCTATTTTATCTGTTTTATAATAAATTTATAATTAAAATTTAAAAATGTTTTAATTTTTTAATATATAATAGGTAATGAAATATTTAAAATATTATGAAAGTTCAAAATCTTTTGTAAATCCATTTGGTGAAAATAGATTTTTGTATTGTTATAAAGGTACTAAAAGTGATGTGAAATCTCATATTAATATAGATGAAGGTAATATTTATAATCAAAAAAGATGGGACTATTATGATAAAAGATTTTAAAAAGTTTTCAGAATGGTATAATAAATCAAATGATGAAATAGATCAAATGAAACATAAAGCTAATAAATTAGAAATAGAAGTAACTAAAAATAAACAATATTTTGACAATATAATTTATAACAAATTAAAAGAAATGCGAAAATATGCTATAAGAGAGAATAAAAATGACATATTAACAATAAATTTACCAATTGAAATAGATGGAGAAAAATATGAATGTTTAAATATAACTTATGATATTAATTATAACGAAATAGATATATCAGCTGGTGAAAAATATGCATGGGTATGTTTTATTGAAAATAATGATAATGAAATAAATATTGATAGTATATATGAAGATTATAGAAAATTATATAATTATTTGATAAGTGATAACTTAAATGAATTTTTAGAAGCAAAAAGAATGGGACTATTATGATAGAAGATTTTGATAAATATATTATATAAGAAAAAAATGGATAAAATCAAATTGAAATTAGAACAATCCTTTGTTGATAAAATTCTAAGTTTGAAAAAATATGCTAAAAAAGACGATAATGATGAATTAATGTTAATTATAGATAAAGAAATATATGAATCTAAAAAATTATATATTTGTTATGGTTTCGTTACTATGGTTTATTGTGATGTTGGTGGTTTAATTACACTAAATCATTATAATAAAATAGAATATGATAGAGATAACAAATATGAAACATTATCAACATTATATAAATATTTTATGGATGATGATATTGTAAAACAGTTAGAAGCAAAAAAAATGGGATTAATGTAATGAGTAAAATTGATAAATATATTGATTTTGTTAAGAATATGAAAAATCTTGAATCTGATTGCGAAAAAGCAAAATTAAAATACGATGAAATGCATAAGCAATATATTGATAAAATAGCTGAATTAAATAAAAAAGGATTCAAAATGAAAGATTATTATAGCGATATATTAGAAAGAATATATTCACTTAAAAAATATTTAAAACCTAATAAAAAATATAATGATTATGAAATAACATTTCCAATTGATATTAAATATGAAGGAAAAAATTATATAAATTGCACAATATCTTTTGAACGTAAAGATTCAGACTATTTTTCAGGTTGTTACTTAGGTACAAGTAATAAAACAATTGATAATGATCTATTTAATTATATTTCCGAAAAAGAAATAAGATGGAATGAAGATGAAATATTATTTATAAAGTTTTATAAAGCTCTAATGAGTCCTGACGTAGAAAAGTATTTAGAAGCAAAAAGAATGGGATTATTATAATATGGAAAACTACACAGAATATATTAAAAAACTTGAAAAAGAAAAAAGGATTCTTAATAAAGAATTTGATAAGATTTCAAAAAAGATAAATAATGCTAAACAAGAAATGGCTGTTACAATAATTGATAAAGTGAAAAGTTTTAAAATTATAGCAAAAAAAATAGATTTTGAATATAGTAGTTATAATTGTTTCAATATACCAAAACAAATAAATGGTTTAAAGAGTGATTATATTAAAAAACATGATGGTTTAGTAATATTTTTTGATGAATATCCTAACATAGAAGTCTATACTTATTATATTAATGATGAAAAACCTTACTATGATTGTGAATTATTTAGTTTTATTGATAATAAAACAAAATTGAGATTTACCGATATTAAAAATACACCAGAAAATATAGAAATAATATATAACTATTTCATGAGCAAAGATCTAGATTTTTATTTAAATTCAGGAAAAATGGGCTTATTATAATGAAATACCTTAAAACATATAATGAAAATTCAGTAGATACAAATCGAGTGATATTTGGTATATTTATTGATAATAAAGGAGACTTTGCAAAAGTACAAAAAACTTTGATTAATTTAGGTTATGAAATAAGTTCATGGTATAAAAGTAAACATTGGTTTCCTGATTTAAAATTTGAAGATGATATACTTGACTATAATTCACTACCAATAAAACCAGTTTATATTACAATATGGAGAGATGATAAAAGATGGACTATGATAAATGAAATAAATGAAAAAATCATAATCGTTGATGTTGAAGATGTTCATAAATATATCGAAGCTCTAAAACTAAACATTTTATAATTTCTATATTTAATATATAATGGAAATAATCATACAAGAATGAAAAAATTAATATACATACTATTCTTAATACTACTACCAATTTTCTCTTTAGCACAAAAAGAGAACTATTACCAACATAATACAGAAAAACAAATAAGATTTTATAAACATAAAGATTGGACATTAGAAAATGAAGGAGAATGGGGTTCTTTTTATTGGAAGATTATTAGATCATCTAAAGATTCAGATGATTATTACTGGTATTATGTATATTTATATTCAAACTCATATTTTAACACAAAAACAAATAATGAATATGACAAAGCTATTACATATATTAAAAATATGGTTATAACTATGTATATTTATAAAAACAAAAAAGATAAATTAATCTACATTAATAATATACCGATTAAATTACCTTATGTTGTATGTGATTATAAACTAGATGAAAGTCTATATGTTGCTTATTTTTATTCAACATCAAAATACAATTCGTTTAATCTTAAGTTTGAAGGAGCAACCGCTTTTGATTATTCTGAAACAAAATAAAAAATATCATGAAACATTTATATGAATGGAATGTATTTAAAAATAAAAATAAATATGAAGAAGGTGATAAACTTATGAATAGACTTATTGATATTATTAAAAATGAAGATATATCTATCAAACATAGTGGTGGATATAATATAGAATTGGATAATAAAATATATAGTTTTGCAAGAAGTGGTCGTAGTTGTTGGGTGACTAAGTATGATAATAATCAAAATAATGGAAAATTTTGGCAAGGTGAACCGGAATCTAAATATGATTTTTCTGTTAAAATATGGAAAGAATTAGACAATTTACACAAAGAACAAAATAAACCAGATTTATCAAATGATTTGGATAATTTAACTGATGAAAATAGAACAGCAAAAAAGATGGGATTATTATGAGAAAAATTAGAAAAATAAACGAAGCGTACTGGCAAAGTGACATGAGCCCAGAAAAAAGAAGAAAATTAGCTGAAGAACTAATTAAATATTTAAGAGAAGAAGTTAAAGAAAAAGACGACAAAGAAAAGCTAGGATTATTATTTATGCATTTCTGTGGTGATAGAGGATTGTCATTTACTGAAGCAAGAGATCTTGATAAAGAAGTGGGTGACATGAGTGCAGAAATGTTAATGTTAGGAGATTTATCAGAATATATTGAAAAAATAATTAAAGAATTATTTATAAAATATGGTAATGGTAAAGATGATATTTATGATAAAACAAATTTCTTAAAATATTTAAATAAAAAAATTGATTGGTTGTCTAATATTTATGATTCACCATCTGAAATAGAAAATCTTGAAAAAGTAAGAAATCGTTTTGAAAATTATTAAATGAAACATTTAAAGACATATAATGAAAATCAATTTATTAAAGACCATTTAAGTGGTGATGGTAAATCATTAGATTTAGATAAGTTAAATCTAACTGAATTACCTAAATTACCTGAAGGATTAGAAAGATTAGATTGTGATAATAACCTATTAACAGAATTACCTGAATTACCAAAAGGCTTAGAAAGATTATATTGTTATGATAACAAATTACCTTATAATGATTTAAAAGGATATTGGAAATGGTTCTGGGAACAAAATCCAGACCTTTATAATGCAAATAAAATGGGATTATATTAATGAAATATTTAAAAACATATTCAGAAAATAAATTAATTAAAGACAATTTAAGTAATAATGGTAAAACATTAGATTTAAGTGATTTAAATTTAAAAGAATTACCTGAATTACCTGAAGGATTAGAAAGATTAGATTGTGATAATAACAGATTAACTGAATTACCTGAATTACCTGAAGGATTAAGATATTTAGATTGTGATAATAATCAATTAACTGAATTACCTGAATTACCAAAAGGATTAGAATCAATATGGTGCTATAATAATAAATTAACTGAATTACCTGAATTACCTAAAGGGTTAAAAATATTAGATTGTGATTATAACAAATTACCTTATAATGATTTAGAAGAATATTGGGAATGGTTTTGGAAGGAAAATCCAGATTTAAATCAAGCAAACAAATTAGGATTATATTAAAAATAATAAAAAATCATGGCAAAGAAATCATTACAAGATAAAGCAAACTTTATAGATAATGTAATAACAGATAAAGGAACATTTACATTAAGTACAAAAACAGTTAAATGGATAATTGGTTTACTAATAGTAGGAACATTAACTATTCTTGGTATGTCTTGGAAATATAAAATATCATTAGATACTAAAATAGAAAATATGGGGATTAAAATTAATAAAGAACTTATAGTAGTGAAGAATAATTTAACTAAAATAATAGAAGTGCTTGAAAAAGAAGATGTAAAACCAAATACCAAAAAAAATTATGAACAAGATGGAACAATTGGTATATTATTAGATAGAACTAACTCTAAAGACAGAAATGTAAATAACAATAGAGAAAGGCCTGATGATATTAATAATCGACCACCTCCACCAATATTGAACAATTAACTATGAAAATTAAAAGATTTAACGAAAATTATAAACATAAATCAGTAGTGTACGGTACTAAAAATAAAGAAATACCTGAATTTTTAGGCAAGTTTGCTGACTATATAATAGAAAATATTGATATATTACATGAATGGTATATTGATAGTGAAAATTATGTTAATGAAAATTATATTGTTTTTGAATTAGTAGAACAATACGATGTTGATTTATGTATTAAAAATTTCACAAAATTACAAGAATATACTCTTATGATCCTGATAAATTTAAAAAAGATATGTATTTATTAGAGGGTGGTAAATTAGGGTTACTTTAACCTATTATTTTAAGTAATTTTTGAAACAATTCTTCTTTATCAACAATCTTACTTTGGTGTTTATCACCAATCAATCTTAAATCTTCAAGAGAATCTATATTTATTATATGAGTATTTTCAAACTCAATCGTATCATAATTACCTTCACTGGTGGTAAGTATAATAAGGTGATCATCATCAAAAAACCCTTTTACCATTTCTTTTAAATCAGAAATTTTTTGTATAGTATTACTTGATTTACCTGTTGTTGACGCAATAAAAATATAATAATTTTTAAGGTTTTTATTATGAGTTACTGTATAATCAACTGGTTGTAAATAAGACGATTTTTTTATTGTAATTTCATCAAATCCAAAACTTCCAAATAAAAGTTCTAAAAATACCATATTTATTTCATATCTGGTTATTAATTCTTTATTTTTCTGTATCTTCTTTATCTTTGACTTCTTCATTTTAAATTAAGTTTAATTTTATGCTTTCAGTTAATTCATTTTCAGTTAATCCGAGAAATGAATCTATATCTATTTTTACTATATTCATATTAAATGTAACATAAGTAGTATATCCTTCAGTTGTATAAAAAGATTTATCTGATATAAAAGCTCTTTTTCTATTATTTATAATTTCAGTAACAACAAACATTTTAGAATAATTTTTAATATCATTTATTCTTATTCCAGTTGTGTCATAGTTATCTTTCTCTAATTTATTAAGAACTTTTAACGTTTCTCTTTCATTAATTACTTTTATTGCTGTTAAATTAAACATAGTTTTCATAGATTTTCTTTATTATTTAATACAATATACGAAATTCGTCCAAAAATAAAAAATAACTTATAACAAACCAAACTTCTTAGATTCAACAAGAGACTTCAACATATTAAAATCATCATCAAGAATCAAAGAAAATTCATTATCAGGAAAACCAAATTGATCTAATGAATTTATTGTTTTTTGATAAGTTTCTTTGTGTAATTTATAATAAATTATCATGATATTTCCTGTATATTTAAAAAGTTTTTTATCTTTTCTATTTCCTCTGTCGTTAAAGAATTCCAAATAACATTATCTCCATTAACATTAAATATTAAACAAAAATTATCAACAGGCACAAACTCAAGTTCTGATCTATGAACAGACCATTCAAGATTATTCTCAAATTTTACTCTTAATTTATTTCCTTCTTCTGATATAATTTCACCTTTTGTACCAACTGGTAAATCAAATTCATCACCACCATAATAACAATATTTGACTGGACTATACGATCTTTTTTTAATGACAAATGATTTACCATTAGTAATACTCAATCTATGAATACTTGACACTTTAATTATTTCTCTATCACCTAATTTGATAAATTCAATATTATTAATTCCCATTTATTGTAATTATTTTTAATTTTTTCTAAATATTTTACAAAATTCCTCAACACTAACCCTATTTTATATACTAACCATCCACCTTCTGATAATATTACTCCAATTATAATTCCTAATAATATCCACATAATTTATTCTCTTATTTATTTATAATAATTGTAATTTTTTTGCCTCTATCAACATTGATAATTCATCAAAATCGAACTCCCATGCCATAGTTTTAATTATTTCCCATTTATGAACCTGTTTCTGATAATGTATAAAAGCATCTTCAGAAGTATATGATGGTAAACTTTTTAATAAAGTATCATCTATAATATAAAATAATGTATTAGTACTATTATTTACATCTAGCTTAACTCCCTTATTTTTAAAATAATTCAATATTTGAGTTTTGTCATTAAACTTATATGTACGTATAATTATAATTTTTTTCATAATAAGTTCATTTTTGTAGCGTCAATAACCATATCTATTTCATAAATATTATGTAATTCAATATCAAAATTACATTTTCCAACTATCCAATTTAATTTGTTTGTTCCAATTTCATGTTTTAAATATACATCTATAGTATTATTAAATATTAATGACTTAAACACTTCCATACTTAATGCAGATATTCTTTCACAGGTAGGTAAGTCTGGAAAGAAGAATACACCTTTATTAAAGAATTTTTCACAATATTCATGAAATATTTTTTCTGTTTCACATTTTATAACACACATCATAATAATCCTAATTTTTGTGCTATTACAGCAGATTGTAAATCTAAATTTTCATCATATACAAAATAGTTATAATTTCTAAGTGTTTTGTAATATTCTCTATTAACATAGAAAGTTTCATTATAAAACATCTTTTTAATTTCTTTCTCTTTATGTTCATCTTTATATAATACTAAACAAGTTTTAACAAATTTAAAATCCATTTCTATTATAGCAGCACTTCCGGTATTCCAAATATATCCTAATGATATAAGATACTTCTGGGCTTGTATGTGGTTTAATTCAGATACCTCAATTAATATGTAATCTCTATTATTTACCATAATTTCATTTTTAATGCATTAATACATACTTCTACATTTTCTATATCTTTAAATTCAAAAATATCAACAACTTCGAGATGTCTCTCTTCATTAAAAATATTATCAACTTCTGTATAATATTTCTTCATCCATTTAGATTCATCATTACCCCAAAATATATGTTTTGTGCTGTCTTCTATACAATATTCTAAAAATAAATTACATCTACCTTCAATATATACTATTTCATAACTATCTTCACTCCAGTAAAAATCAAGTTTAAATGCATATTTTTGAGCATCTATGAACTCTTCTTCAGATTTCGTTTTAATTGATATTATTTGATGTTTTTTCATTATAAAATTTAGTTAATTATTCTAATATAATAAATTTATTCAAGAAATAAAAAAAATATATAGGAATAATGAAATACATAAAATCATATAACGAAAATAACTTAGAAAAAATCATTTCATTTATTGAAAACAATATTTTCATCAATTCAAAATATCACATTGTAAAAAGTGATAATTACATTGAATTAAGAGACTCAGATATGAATGATTATCATGGATCTAATATGATATTATCTACAATAATTAATGAAAAAGATCCATCAATTTTATATATTATAAATATACTTAAAGACGAAATTAAAAAAGCAATCTCTGAATTAAAAATTAGGTATACTCTACGTTTCTGGTTCATTGAAGACTATTCAAAAATTGAAAAATTAATTGATGATTTTGTTACAAAAAATCAAGATTTATTACAAGCAAACCAATTAGGACTATTATAATGAAATATTTAGAAACATATATGCACAAGTTTTATATTGATAATTTTAAATTAGAGGATGATAAAGAATTATATCTTGAATTTAATAAATTAATAGAAAAGATTAAAAAAGAATGGCCCTCAGAAAAATTATGGTTAGCACATGAACTAGGTTTACACCCTACATCTAAAACTATTGATAAATTATTATATGAAAGATGCGTGGAACTAATTAATAAATATGGTAATTTAAATTATTTTAATGGAGTTGCTGAAATGGTTAAAATACCTACTTATATTGACATGTATATATTTAAAAATAGATATGATAATATAGGCATTGGTCATGCTTATGAACCTGGGACCGATTGGTATTTTTATGATAAAATGAAAAATACTGAAAAAACAAAAATCAGAAATTTTATAATGAGCGATGAATTAGAACCAATGTTAGAAGCTGAAAAAATGGGAATATTATGAAATATTTAAAGACATATAATGAAAATCAATTAATTAAAGACCATTTAAAAGATAATGGTAAAACATTAGATTTAATTGATTTAAATTTAACTGAATTACCTGAATTACCTGAAGGATTAAAAGAATTATATTGTGATGATAACCAATTAACTAAATTACCTGAATTACCTAAAGGATTAAAATTTTTAAATTGTGAAAATAACCAATTAACCGAATTACCTGAATTACCTAAAGGGTTAGAAAGATTATATTGTTATAATAATCAATTAACTGAATTACCTGAATTACCTAAAAGATTAAAATATTTAAATTGTTATAATAACCTATTAACTGAATTACCTGAATTACCTAAGGGATTAAAAAGATTAGATTGTGAAAATAATCAATTAACTGAATTGCCTGAATTACCTAAAGGTTTAGAAAAATTATATTGTTATAATAATAAATTAACTAAATTACCTGAATTACCTAAAGATTTAAAAACATTAGATTGTGAACATAACCAATTAACTAAATTACCTGAATTACCTAAAGGATTAGAAAGATTAGATTGTTATAATAATAAATTAACTAAATTACCTGAATTACCTAAAGGATTAAAAAGATTATATTGTCATGATAACCAATTACCTTATAACAATTTAAAAGGATATTGGGAATGGTTTTGGAAAGAAAACCCAGACCTTTATAATGCAAAAAAGATGGGATTATATTAATTTTCCTTTAAAACAACGATCTAATTTGATTATAAGAATCACAAAACATATCCTTTGGTAAATCATCTATATGAACCCATTCCCAACCTTCACATTTATCAAGTTCCATATTTTTTACTTTAATTTTACTTCTATCAATGTTTTTAACAACAAAATATAATGTAGTATATTGTTTATCTCCAAAGAAATCTTCTGAAAATCCTACCTTTTCAAAATCTTTAGAAATTTTCCAACCATCGCCTTCCATTCCTAAATTAATACCTGTTTCTTCTAAAAGTTCTCTCACAGGCTCGTTGATATATTTCCATATACTCTAAATGCCCACCTGGGATTGAATATACACCAGTACCATGTGAACCTTTTCTTTTACCCATTAATATTTTGTTATCTTGACTAATTAGTATAACACCAACACCTACTCTTGCTTGTTTCATATCTTTTATTTTATTATATAATTATATTTTGACAGAGATTCAAAATTTTCATCTAATAAATTTTGAACGTATTCTAACGTATTTTCATAATCTTCTGATGTAAAATCAATTGATGTTACTAATGATTTTCTCAAATCTAACAAATAAATAAAATGTTCTAACAACACATCTAAATCTTTTGATTTTGGTTGCGATTTTCTTTTTAAAAATTTTATCATCGAATCTATTTTTTCTTGTTTTAATAATATTTCTTGTTTCATAATACTCCTAATTTTTTAGCTTCATTGCATATTAATATTTCTTTTAATGTTTTAAAAGCATCTTTATAATGTGTATGTTTAAATGTACACCATGAATATGCATTACTGTCGCAATAAAATAGACCATTTTCAAATTCTCTTTTAAAATCACCAATATCTCCTATTATATAACATTGATTTTTATTAAATAAAAATTCACCACAACATACATCAGAATTTTCACTATATAAAACAATATGTAAGTGTTTTGACCCATATGTTGAATATTCTTTTTCTAAATTAAATTCTACTAAACGTGATCCCTTCCCATCATCCCAATCTTTTGCCACCAGTTTAAAATCTTTATTTAAATAATTATTTTCAATTAGATTTTCCACCAATTGGTTGTAATCTTCAATTGATTTACATAAAATATCCATAAAAGTGAGTTTTTCCATTTCCATCATAATAATCCTAATTTTTTAGCTTCATGAAATATTTTTAAATTGTTAAAAGCACCTATCCATTGTAATGAATGTGAAAATTCAAATGTACACCAATCTTTACCTGTTGGTAACCACACACCATTATTATATGGATATTCACCATCAAATTGTATAACTCTTAATTTAGATGACTTATGTAAAATAGTATTATCTTTTTGATCAAGTAAAATACAATGATACATCTTACCATTATTTATTTTTACATTTTCACCTTCCCAGTTACAAAATATAAAATCATTATTTAAAATATTCTTTGATTTTAATATTTCAGTAAATTGGACCAATTCTTCAATAATTCTACACATGACATCCATATATACAATATTTTTCAAATCTATCATAATAATCCTAATTTTTTACATATTTTATATTCCTTTAATTTTTTATATGTTTTAAATGCAACTTTATAATATTTTGATTTATATGAAACCCAACAATTTTCATCATATTCTACATAATGTTTATCTTTAATATAATATTCTTCATTATATCCAACATTTGTTATTAACAATAATTCGTCTCTTTTATAATCATATTCAGTTTGATATAATTCAACATAAATCTCTCTAATTGCTTCTTTTTTAAAATCAAATTCAACTAATGAAAATTTTTCATAACTCGATCCAGATTCCCATTTTTTGCGTAAAGACTTATAGTTTTTATCTAAAAAACCATCTTTAATTAAGTTTTTAATTAAAATATCATACTCTTCTAAAGATGCACAATCAATTCCAATATTTTTCAATTTTGCATAATTCATACTTTAATATACAAATTATATTCTGAAAATAAAAAATCGTTTAAATTTTTGAAAAATTATCATTAATATATATTTATTAGATGAAATTTTTAAAAACATATGAAACATATAAAGAACCAATTTGGATGCAAGAAATTTATAAATTGCAAAAGAAATGTGATGATTATTATCATTCAAATTCAAAAGAAATAGATTTAGATCCATTTGCAACAATACCTATTAACATAGAACATAAAGGAATTAAGTATAATTATTTAACAATAACAGAATTTGGTTATTATTTAACAGATGACGATAAATTTTTATCTCTTGATAATGCTAATTCTAATTGGTCAGATTTTTCTTTTAAAGAACATTATGTTAGAGAAAATCCAATATTAATACAAAAATTATTTGATTTAATGAATATTGATTATAATATTATCATAGATATTGAATCTGAAAAATTAGGTGTTTTGTAAAATGGAGAATTATTATTAATATATATCTGTAAGAAAAATAATATCTTTTAATGATCAAGAAATACAATGATTTTATTCAACCTATAAATGAATCAAGAGTTAAAACTTTTGGTTTTCCAAATGAAGTTAATAATGAATTAAGTAAGAATGATATTAAATCTTTGAAAGAAGTAAAATATGGTGGTAAAGGTAAAAAATTATTATCTCAGAAAATTATTAATATTGTTAATAATAAAGAATCTATTGTAATTGAAAATAAAAAGAATAATGAATATCTAATTCTTATACCTAAAAGTCAAGGGTTTACAATTTATTATTATAATGGTATTAGAATTCTACCACCACAAACATTAAAAACAAGTCCAGTAAATCAAGATATAACATTATTATTTAGTAGAATGTATGAAAAAGAAATCGTACAAATTCCTACACATACAAGCTTTATTAATCAATTCAATCCTAAATATGATCAGTTAAATGTTTATGCTACAAAGGATGTAAAGAACATTGAAACATTTGATTATGTTCAAGTAAAGATAGATAAAAATGTTGCAGACAAAGTTAATAGATTGACCAAGGGTATGGGTTTTGATATAAGAAGCAATCTAAGAGCAAAAATTTCATTCTTAGCTGATCCATTAAAATGGAAAAATAATCCATTAGATCCAAATACATTACTAACGGTTCAGAATAAAGTTTCATCTATAATATTATTAGATTATTTAGCTGAAATAAAAGATAATTTTGTTCCATCATCAAGTGGATTTTTATTCGAATCATTCATAGCAGGCCTTATTGGAGGACACGTAGTTGAAGACAATACCCAAGTTGATATTTACCTACCAGGTAAAGGACCTTATAAATCTAAAAATTATCAATTAAAATTATATGATAGGGGTTCAATGTCTAATCTCAATGTTATAAAGAATAACACTACAAGTTTACAAAAAGTAATTAATGGTATGCCTATAAGCCAACAAAATTTCATATTGATAGGGTTAAAAATAGATGAAAATATAGAAATGTATTTAGTACCTTTTAATGAAGAATTTGAACAATTAATGGAAGATGAAGGATTTTTACCAAACCAACCTAAATTAACACCTACATTTTTAAGATCATTTAAAACAAAAAAAGCTTTTTCATCAAATATAACTGACAATTTTCAAGAAAGGGGTATTGAATATCTTGGTACTTTAAGATTTGGTAATTTTACCAATAAAATAAATAGTGTTAAAAAAGATCTTGGGGATTCTCTTAAAGATGTCTGGGAATCAGTAAAGGCACTACATGATGAAATTGACACTTTAGTAACTGGTATAAGTGCTAAGAAAAGAAAAATATCAGATAAAACAAGGGTGTTAAAACAATCAAAAAAAGTTGATTCTAAAGTTAAAAAATTGTATAAAACAATTATTACAACAGAAGAAGAATAGGTTCAATTTTATATAAACAACCCATAAACTTCTTCATAACATATAACATCATACTCTTTTATATATTGTCTAGTCTTTGCAACTAAACCAATACTCTTAATTATAAAAGTGTGCACATAATAATCTAAATTATCAATCTCCTCTTTTTTAGGATCACCGCCATTATAACCAACCGCATGTTTTACTAAATCAACTAATTCCTCTTCCCACTCTTCCCATGTCAGATCATCTTCTTCATCTTTATCTATTCCAAAATACTCAAATACATTATCAGGTACTTCATCAAGATTATTTATTCTTTTTAACTTCTTTTTAAATATATTCATAATTTTCTTTATTTACAACCAAAAGTCATCTAATTCTTCTTTTTCTACAATATATTCTTCTGGAACTTTTGTTATTACTTCTATATTTTTAATATCTACTTGAAGGTTTTCTGAATCTTTTAATTTCATGAACTCAGTTAGAAACTCATCTATTGTCAAGGTGGTAAAATCAAAATCAGAATTATGGGGTATGACAACAAACTCAAATATATCACATCTTTCATCTGAATGATCTTGATTCCATTCCCAAAGTAAATAATTGAGGGATTCGACGTGTATATTGATAGATTCTTGGGGTTTAGAATTTATTTCAAGTATTCTAAACTCTTTATTCTTTATCTTTTTATATATTTGATTGAAATAGTTTTTCATTGTTTTATTCTATCTAATTTTAATTTTCTTTGTTTTCTAATATATTCTTTATTAAAACCTTCTTTTGAAATACAATTATATACCCACTCATCCAACTTCTCAATAACATTTTCATCAACATCTTGTCCCTGTACATCTAAATCTGTTAATTCAATAATACTATCACCAATATTTTTTATTAATTGTGAATAGTTATAATGGAAATGAAATGTTATTCCTTTTTTCATAAACCACAAATGAACATAATTCGTAACTTCTGGATGATCATTTAATTCAACTTTTATACAATATTCTTCTGAATATTTTTTACTTAATTCATTTACATTCATTATTCAAATCTTCTTTCTTTTTCCATTCTCCTTAAACATTCTAATGGGGTTTCATTATTTTTAATATTATAACCACATCCTAAAGTACCACCTTTCCATGAGCCTGTTCTTTCTCCTACTTCACTACTAAATTCTATACTTATATCCTTACTAACCTTAGCAAATAACTTAGTCCATTTAAACCATCTTGGTCTCCATTCTCTTTCTTCAACTGTAATTGTAGCATTAACTTTTTGCACTGTTGTATTACTTTTAATTATAATAGAATCACCTATTTTTTGTTCTGATTTTCTTTTCATAACATATTCATATGGATATGTTTCTATAAACACTAATTTAGGATCTTTCCATTTATTATCATAAAAAGATTTTCTATCTTTTTTTGTTTCGTGTTCCCATGTGTCATCTCTTAATAATAAAGATGTTCTAATCCAATCATATTGCCAAGGCATATCAATTGTTTTCCATTTAGTACCCCCTTCAAAATTCCCTGCACCTCCAATATAAAACCATAAAGTATTACCATGATAGTTTATTCCCCATGAGGCACTATCACAATCTTGTATTCCTGTCTTAATAGGTAAATTGATATACATTTTACCATAACCATAAAAAATTAAAGGCAATAAAAATAATGCATTTAATGTGAATATCAATAATATAGGTATTAACAACATAAAAAATAATTGTGTTGCACTAATTATAATATTAGGTCTTTCATCAAAATAACCTGCCTTGTCTAACTGAAAACCAAAATTGAATAACTTGTATATTCTTACCCAGCCTTTATTTTCTGTTAAGTATTTTCTTTTCATATATTTTCTTTTAATATTTTTATCATTTAATATTTCATTTCTTCTATTGCATATGATGGTATAAAATCATATGTGTAAAATGCATCAACACCTGGATATTTTGGATCAGTATATAATCTGAGTTGGTTTAATTTTTTCACATTTATTTTCAATATTAACGGTTTAAACGTATAATCTAAATCAATTTTTTCTTCAATGAAATTATCAATATATTCTAAAGTATCAAAAAAATAAATCCTTTCTGGTTGATTTTCTAATGTATTTTTAGATTTTATAGTTAATCCACTTTTCAATATTTTGTCTTTATGTTTTTGATCTGAAACATGATATAATACGGTTTTTATCCCTTTATCTTCAAAATCAAAATTCTTATTGATAATAATAGAAAGTTTATTATTATTAAAATAATCTTTTATAGTTAGATTTCCTTTAATGAATTTGTTATCATCTCCTTTATATTTTGATATATAATAACCAGATATATTTAATAATGAATGTAAATCATCAAAAAATTCTTTTGTTTTAATATTTGTAAAATTTACAATAACACCATTATTGATTGATATATCATATAATATATGATATTTTTTAAACAAATTTTCAATTTTCTGTTTTAATTTATCATAAGTAAAAGAATATATTAAACCCTCTACTATTAAAGTGTTTGGTATACCTTTTATATGATCATAATTACGATACTCATTATAAGTTTTCATTTTTTAATCTATTTTTTTATTTTTCTATTCTCAATTTCAGTGATAGTCCACTTTTTGGGCAATTTAATATAATTCATAATTTCCATTTTCTTCATCAATTATTGTTATTAAATTTTTAGGTATATTATCAACACAGTAAAATCCTTTATCTTCATAATTTGGATCTTCGAAAATATCAATGTTACTATTAGTTAAATCAATTTCGTAAATAATCCATTTATCATTAATTTTGGATTTTGATCTTTTTTTATAATTATATTCTAATTTCATTCTTGGTATTAATGAATAACAATCATTTACATCTTTACATATATAAATTCTATCTAAATGTTTAGATAATTTTGATTTTGATTTTGGTATAAGTCCTTTATTTATTATCTTTTCTTTATATTCTTGAATAGATATGTGATAATATATGTCATTTGCAACTTTTTTATCATATTTAGCTTCATAAGTTATAGAAACTTGTTCTAAATATTCAGCATTTTCAATTAAATAATCTTCATTATATGACAATTCATTTTCATTTTCTGATAAATTGACTAAATACATTTTAGATGGGAACCATCCATGTCTATCTATCATCAGAGAATCTAAATATTCTAAGGTAATTGGTATATTTTTAATAAATCTAAAACCATGTAAGTTAATAGTAATTGTATTATTCTGAGATTGTATTGAAAAATCATAATTTAATAAATTAAGTTCACTTTTAACATTTTTAATGGTTGAATTTAATTCATGTGTTTTAAGTGTTTCATTTAAAATATATTCTGAATATGTGTTAATCTTTTTCATGTTTTATAATAATCCTAATTTTATTGAAGATATTTTTGAATCTAAATCTTTATCTAAAAAATAATTGAATTTTTCACTGTTATTTATACTATCATAAACACATATCCATGCTTGTTCTTCACTTAGTCCAAACGGGACAGCAATTTCATGAAAACCTACGGTAAAAGATGACCAATCTTCATATATTGGATTAAATTCAAACCTACTTTTATTAGTATTTTTAATACAATCATACATTTGTTTTAATCTATTATAATTATTCATATTCATATCTTACCAAATGTATAATCCTTTATCGTTAATAAAACCATCGCAATAAAGCATTTCTATATTATAATCAGGAAAAACTAATAATAAAAAGTTTTTATATAATTTAATTTTAGATTTTAAAGTTGTATCACCAATAATATAGTATTTTGGAATATCTATTCTGTTTAAAATGTCACCAATTCTTAATAAAACTTCTCTTGTTTCATCTAATTTGGTTAATTCCTCATAAGATTCATCATATATAGAATTATCTTTTAACGTAAATGAAATACTCCAAATAAATTCAGAATCTATTTTCATATTATAATTAATCATTGGTATCAAATCAACCCTATATTCAGTATCAGAATCAGTTTTAAAAAATATTTGATAACCGTGGCCATTATTATAATTTGAGAATTTATCTCCGAAAACATATTTACTTATACTAAATTTAGTGTTTGGATACAATTTGTCAAAAGATTCAAAAACTGATTCTCTAAATTTTTTGTAAGTGTAAATTTTCAAAAATTTGTCTAATCTCTCACTATTATTCTCTTTAATGTAATTATTATAAGTAATATGTGAAACCATTATATTATCAACTTTAATTCCCATAATTCTAAAATTTTAAATCCAATATCCATGATGAATCATCTTTTAAGACTTCTAATGAAATTTCAATATATAACTCATTATCATTCATTTGGATTTCGTTTAAATAGTAATCTACATATAAATCATCAAGTATTATATATTCTTTATTATTTAAACTACTAAACTCTTCAAATGGATCTAATGGTTCATAAAAAGAATTATAGGTTAACATTGTTTTTTCACCTGATGTTAAATTCTATTATAACTTTCTTTATTTCATTATACTTTTTCATTTTGTTATTTGTTTTTTAATTGTTTATATTAGTAAAGTCCCATTTTATTTGCATTATAAAGGTCTGGATTTTCTTTTTTCCACCATTCCCAATAACCATCTAAATTATTATAAGGTAATTGGTTTGTATCACAATATAATGCTTTTAATCCTTTAGGCAATTCTGGCAACACATTAAATTTATTGTTAATACAATTTAAATCTCGTAAATATTCTAATATCTTTTACTATTAATTTTTAATTTTATGTTTTTGAATAATTTACGTATACACATTATATCTCTTTTATTGTTGAAGGTGTTACATCTACGATATTACCAAATTTATCTTTAATGCGAACCTTAGTTTTAAGTTGTTTAATAATTTTAACTTCCTTAGTAGTTATCTTCTTACTACGACCAGTATATTCATATACCTCACCAATTTTGAAAAGTTTACTATTTGTGTTGATATTTGCACCTATAGATTTTTCAATTTTAACAGGTTTTTTATTATAATATTCAGGTATAGATTCGTCTATAAACTTCCATTCTTCGTCTGTTATCTTAAAATGTTTTATTAGTTTTTCATCAGTCCACTCTTTTGTAAAATCTAACCAAGGAACAGATTCTAATTCTCCACCATGTAAAGTTTGACTAGTTTTAAATAAACTCAATGAAAATCTTGCAATTTTAGTCATTAAATAATTTCTGAAATTTTCACTCTCGATTTGAGTATCAAAACCATATTTTAATTTGTATTTTGTGGTTTTCCCTATATGTTCAAAAGGTTTTCTAATTTGTAAAAATGTATAATAATCATCCTTGAGAAGTTTTTGATTATCTTTTTCAAAAACGTGACCTCGAATTGGACTAAAACCAACTTCATATTTTTTATTATTTGTCGTTTTTGTCCCGTTATATATTCTTTTACATCTATCTCCCCAAAGATGACCTTTTTTACAATGTTTTAAAATCTTCAACTTAATATTATTAAATATTTCCCCGTTACCATGCATATTTATTTTTCCAATTGAATCTACAAAATATTCTTCATTTTTCATTTTATTTAATACTTTGATATTTGAAACTTTATCAGCTAAATAAGTTATTGAACATGGATAAAATAGACCAATATTAAAAATAGGATTACCATTAAACAACGTTACTTTATTTAATCTCTCATAAACATGATCTCTAGTTTCTTTAAAAATTTTATTTTTACCTTTTTTATCAATTATCCAAATTGAAGGATGAATATATAAAATTTTATCAGAAATATCATAACTTTTTGTTAAAAATTTTAAATCTATATTTTGTGTATATGGGGGATTACCCACAACAATATCAAATTTCTCAATTCCCCATTCTTTCATTTTATCATCAAATCCTTTTTCAAGAAAAGATCCGAAATGGTAATTCATGTTATATTTGTGTTCTCTATCAAATAAATTTAAATAAATAAACATATTCTTTGTACTAATATCACAAACATAAATCATATTCTCCATTATATGTTTATATCTTTTTTCAGCATTACTTTCCCAATCTTTTAAACCTTCCATAAGCCTTTGTACTATTACAACCGGGAAATTACCAATTCCATTGCAATTGTCAAGTATCTTAAAATCAGGGTTAGACCATGTTTCCTGTGGAAGTACGTCTAAGACCTCTGATACCAACGATCCGGGCGTAAAAACTTCACCAAATTCTTTCTTCTCAGCCACCGAAATACCAATATAACTATCAATTCTTTCAATTATTTTATTTAGCTCCGCCACTCTTTTTTCTAAGTCATTTTTGTCAGAATCTAATATCTTATTTAGTTCTGAATCATCCAATAAATTCTTATTTAGGAAATCATTCTTAACACAATGAATAAAAAAGTCCTCTATTGCTTTAAACTTCTCATTTATATATTGAATTTTAGAATTAGTTTTAAAAATTAAAAAACTATTTACGAAAAGCTCTTTATCCTCTACGTTATCGAAAATATCCTCAATTCCACCTTTCATATCAATACCTAACAACGAAGAACACATAGATTTTCTCCAAGGTTTATTTTGAATAAAATCTTCCCAATTCTCTAATAAAAATACAATAGACTCCTTATATTCATCATTGTTTCTCAATGATAAAGAATCGTTAAATTTCTCAATAAGTTTAGGGTATATTTTATCATGTGATAACTTTACCTCATATTCATCACAAACATCAAATATATTCTGTATTTTGTTTTCTATTATGTCTTTTCTAATCATTTAATATGATTTTAAGGGGGGTGAGTAATTATTATTTATCTGTTAGAATTGGTGTTTTCTTTTTATTTTTTTGCCTTTTAACGAATTCTTCATGTTTTTTGTCAAAAATATAACCATTTTTTTCGATCTTTTTAATGATATGTTTTTCTGCATCATCTAACATCTTTTGTTTTCTTTCTTCTATCATAGTTTTTATTTTCTTTTTATTATGATTTCATCATAAATTTATCCAACAATCTTTTGTTTTCTTTCTTCTATCATAGTTTTTATTTTCTTTTTATTATGATTTCATCATAAATTTATCCAACAATCTCGATCAACTCATTATTATTTCATATTTTTAAGATGTAAAAAGCAGTTCTCATCTAACTTTATTTTTTTTATATTTTCATTTTGAATTTTTTCTTTTACTAAAAAATATGCTGTGCCTTTTTCATCATTTGAATCAGTATAAAAAGAAGAAGGTCCAGTAAGGACGGTAAATTCTTTAAAATGTTTTCTATAATTGTTATAAAAATTAATTTTCTTATCACCTAACTCACCTACAGAATAAGTTGTATAATTATGTTTATTTATATAATTAAAAATTATATATACAACTTTACCCATAACTTCTAAGTATTCTTTTTTGTTAGTTAATTTGTCAAAGTTTTCACCAAAACCTCTCTCACTAATAGAAAAGAATATTGTTGGTATTTTATCTAATTCTGTATATTCAGATAAATATTTACCATTAGATAATTTCTCATCATCTTCTTCAGTTATCATAAAATAAACACTATATAAATTATTGTTTTTAGAAGTAAATTGTTTTTCTTCTACTTCTATATCTCGCAATTCCTTATAATTTGTAATATATTCTGTTTCTATTAAATTAAATTCAATTTCTTTTATAAATTCATCATATTTAGTTTTCATCTATTATTTATTTTTAAATTCCAATTCTTTTCCTTTTAATTCTTGGCTTCGTTTTTTCAAATTTTTCAGAAAACGATTAACACGGGGCAAGGAAAATGTTTCTCCAATAGATTCTTTACGTTTTGGTATAGTTTTCATAATATTTTATTTCCTTTTCTTTATATATTAATTGATTCTTTAGGTATGTTTTTCATTTTCATTTATCTTCTTTTTCTTCTGTAGAATTGTTGTTTGTTTTTAATTTTTCTGCCTTTTAACAAATTCTTCATGCTTTTCATCAAAAATATAACCATCTTTTTTAATCTTTTCAAGAATATGTTCTTCAACATTATCTAACATTTTTTGTTTTCTTTCTTCTCTTGTCATAATTATGATTTTCTTTTTATTATTATATTTTTCTTTAATCTTTTATTTTATTTCTATAATCTTCATTAAAAGGTCTGTTACCATTCAAATCTTCGATAACTTCTTTAACAATAAATCTAAATTTCTTTATGTGTTTTTCTGATTTTTTATTAAAATAAGATGCAAAATCATCATATAATGATTTAACATCATCTAGGTTACTAACATCTTTTATAAAAGATAATAACTTAGAATGTTTATTTAAATTAAACTGTTTAAACTTTTTAACTAAATCATTTGTAATCTTGATTAATCCTTCTAAATTAATTTCACTTATATTATCTTCTATGAAATTATCAACATTAAAGTTATTTAACATTTCCATATATTTCCAATTTTGATGTTCTTTAAGTTTTTCAAATAAATCATCTTCATCATTAATATTTAATTCATATAAATAGTGATACACTTGAGATATTCTCGCATTCATTTCGGTATCTAGTGATAAATATAACAAATATATAAATTTATAATAACTTTTATCCTTATCTATTTTTAGGTTAGAATAAATATTCCTAATTTTAATATAATGTGGTTTAATATCAACTCCTGTTTTCTCAATATTTTTTTGGATTTCGAAAAACTCTTTTATGTGTGTTAATTCATGTGATAAAATACCTTTGATTTTTATTAGATCGACATTATTTTTATCAATTTCAATTGTTATTAATATATCATGTAATTTATTTTTCTTAATAGATGAAAAACTTGGATCACACACTGAATGGTATCTATCTGTTAAAATATATTCTATTCGTAAGTCTATTAATGGAAAATTACCATAATCTAAATCTAATTGAAATTTATCATTTTTATTTTCAAACAATGATGTAATAAAGTCTGAATATTCCTTTATTTCATCGGAAATTCCTCTACCCTCAAGAAATGATTTAAAAGTTTTCAAAAATAATTCTTTTTCTTTTATATATTAAAATTCTTAATTGGTTTAATAATATTCCTCCACACTACTATCAACATAATCTCTAACAACATTCCAAAATGGAATATTACTATCCAATAATGTTCTCATCATTTCTTTATCAATAATTCTTGATTTACCTGATAAAACCCTTTCACCAGTAATCCAATGTAAACCAGTAGTACTGAAAATAATCAAATTTCCACTATCATTAACGTCTACACCATATTTAGCATAAGATATTCCTTGAAAATTATGTAAATCTTTGATGGTTAATTCTTTTTCTTCATCAGTTCTAAATTTAGCTTGAATAGTACAAGGTTTATCATCTATACCTTTACCAAATCCATCTACACCATAATCATCAAAATTCTCAACTTCATAGCCATAAACACCTACCCTATTATCAGATCCAAGTATCTTGAAAAACAATTCAGCAAAGATTTCAAATAGATCACCTATCATCTTATCCCTACCTTGTTCTTCATTATATCCAAATTTCTTCCAATTTTTAGATTCTTTTTGAATTTTATTGATAAAAGTGTTCACCAATTTACATTTTCCAAATATTCTTTCAAATATTTCTTCATCTTTGTTATATAGTTCTATAAAACTATCATGTGTTATATAATTTTTCATAATTTATAGTATATTCATTTTTAAGCTTTCTAATTTATATTCTAATTCTTTTTCTTTCAACCAATTCTTAAAATCTATACTTTTAGCCGTCATAATATTTAATCTCGTATATAACCAAAGTGCGGGACCACCATAAATAAAAATTATGGAAAGAGTAAAAGATTCAGTTTTTTTTGTTGACGATAAAAGATTCACCATATCGATATCATAACCCACCCCATAATATTCACTCAATATATCAAGAGCAAATATACATTCATTTGGTTTCACATTACAAAAATTCTCATATTCAAAATCTCTCATTATAGTATGTTCAAAATCTCTCATTATAGTAAGTTTATTGCATCATCAAGTGATTGACAATCATCTAATTTTTCTCTAAATTCCATCCTTTCAGATGATTCTTGTTCTAATTTATCTAATTTCTCAATTTCATTCAATATATCTTCTATATATTCTGACTTTGGTTTACGGTTCTTTTTGTTTAATCCTGGTAAACCCTCATCTTCTTTAGATTTTGATATATCTTTACCCTCTGAAACATAAAAAGCAGGATCATAACCATAATCATCCCTCATGTCTTTAATTGTCTTACTAATAACATTCTTAGTTTGAATGCTTTGTATGTCCATAACTGGAACTATAACAGCACAATATGGTTTAATCCACAAACTATAATCATCAGTATCAATTTCACCACTTCTTAATCTTAAAGAATCTAAATCATGCTTACGTGTTGACCTGCCTGTGTTTTGAACAATCTTAGATTTTGTTGGTAAAATATCATTAAGAAATAAAACTCCTGTAATGCCTGGTACGTTAATACCTTCCGATAGAATATCATAATGTAGTATAATTGCACCTTCATCAGATTCCATATCCTTCATTTTTCCTAAAAATTCACCTCTATCTTTAATACCTTCATCATTAAAATAATGTAGTTCACCTCTATCATGTCTAGAAGCACCAGCTAAAACATTAACATCTAATAATTCAAAATAATCTAAGGCTCTCTCATGTAAATCCCATATATGATCAACAGAGGCACATTTAATTAATAATTTAGGTTCTATATTATCTGGTTCAGCTGAATTTTCTTTTAACCATGTCTTATGTGCATCGTAAACTTCTGTAACGAATTTTAACAGGTTTTCACCTGATTTACCAAAATCTTTCCCATCTTCATAATTTGATGGAGTTGCAATATGCATGATAGGTTTTATTATATAACCTCTTTCTACACTATCTTTAAAAGTAAGTCCGTGTCTTTCTCCGAAAATATTTTCATTATTCATTAAAAATGAATCTGTTTCTTCACTGATAGCATCTCTAGGCGTTGCTGTAAAGAAATAAGATTTTTCAAAATCTAAACATTCAAAATTCCTTCTAAACTCTGAACTATTCATTTCAGATGCTAATAAATGGGCTTCATCGCAGTATATTGTATTTAGGTGTATATTCTTCATTTTAAATAAAGAGTGATATGTACTTATAATAACAACATCTCTATTTTCTTTTATATGTTTATCAACAATAGAATTTACTTCTTTTTCTGAAATAGTAAAATTAATAATGTCTCCATAATTTAATCCAAGTTCTTTTAATTTTTTATTATTTTGCTTAGTTCTAAATTTATCTAAACAAATCCTAGAACTACCAACAAAAACAAATCCTATATGTCCTATAATTGTTTCATATTGTTTAAATAAATCAATCGTATGTTGTTCATTTAACATCAATCTATGAGATGCAATTGCACATATATCAATAGATGGTTCTTTAAATGTTCTAATTAAATCTGAATATATAATTAATGATTTACCTGTGCCTGTTGGTTGGAATATTGTGGCTTTATCATTTTTGGATAGAAATTCTAATGCTTCTTTTTGGTCAGGGTATAACTTATTTTGCAATCTTTTATAATAAGACTTAAAAGTCTTTGATTCAAATATTTCTTGTTTTTTCATCTTTAAATGTAATAAATTTGTTCTAAACTAAAAAATTCACCTTTTGGAGCTATAATAGGTGGTGGTTTACTCCCTTTAGGTAATTCAGGCAATTCAGTTAATTTGTTATTACCACAATATAATATTTTTAACCCTTTAGGTAATTCAGGTAATTCAGTTAATTGGTTATAATCACAATCTAATATTAATAATCCTTTTGGTAATTCAGGTAATTGTGTTAATTGGTTATTAGAACAATATAATGTTTCTAATCCTTTAGGTAATTCAGGTAATTCAGGTAATTCAGTTAATTTGTTATTACCACAATACAAATATTTTAATCCTTCAGGTAATTCAGGTAATTCAGTTAATTTGAAATTACCTAAATCCAATGTTTTACCATCATTACTTAAATGGTTTTTTATATTCATTGTTTAACCCTTTCCAATTTTCTTTTTCTTTGCAATCTTTTATAAATCTTTCTAACTCATTTATTGAATCGCATCAATCATTTAACACATATTTTCATTCTCATCATGAAACATAAATATTTGTTCTTGGTACCACATAACATCATCATAATGATGTCTTTCATTTTTAGTAAAATCTTCAACTAAACTATCAATTCTACTTCTCTGACCACCATCTTTATCACCAAATATGTCTTTATGCCAAAAATTCATATAACAATAAGTATATCCAATTTCACTTAACATTAATTGTCTTAATTCTTTAATATTATCTGGTAATTGTTTGTATGTTTTAGGATCATCTAAATCCACTTCATTTCCATGAAAACTACAAGTAAATTTTCTCATACTTCTTTTTTTTATTTATCAATTTTACCAATAACAGAACTCTCAATATCCTGTATAACATTACTAGGAGAACAACAACAAACACTATTATCAACTGACTGATCAACAAATAAGTTATCATGGGTAGAATATTGTAAATCCCTTGGAGTGTATGGGACAGATACGAAATTAAAATTACCATTAGCAACTTTAAAACCTATAAAAGCCTCATCACCTTTAATATGAAACACTTCTAAATCTGTAGCATCAGCTGGTATTGTTGTTTGACTTTTACTTAATCTTCTAATTACACCATTTTTAGCCTCATACCATATATCATTATATTGAAATTCAAAACCTGTATCTCTCATACAAATTCCAAACTCTTCTTTATCTTTTGTTACTAATAGTATACCAGAATATATTTCTTCTAATATATGTTCGTATTTTTCACTAATGCTTATTTTCATCTTTTTAATTTATTTTTTGTAATGGTACGTCATCAGTTGACATAGGTCCTAATTCACCGTTATGTTTGTCATCATAACCTGTTTCTAATAAATGATGCCCTGTATATACATTTTGTATTGTACCGAAAAATCCTTTGTGATCAAAATGAATTCTATGTGTTACCTTTATTATTTGATCTCTATTAAATTTTACAGTTTCTTGTAATGATATAGACCATACCAATGTGCCTGCTGGTACTACTCTTAATTCACCAATTTTAGCAATTGGATCTTTCATATCGGGTACATATGTCTGACATATTGGTAATATTGGTAATGGTTTTTTATGTTGTAAATTCATTTCTTTATTTTTTATGTTCAATAACAATTTATTTTATTCATCCTTAACCCTTTCCAATTTTAATTTTCTCTGTTTTCTTAATAAAGCCTTTTTATATTTTTCATAATCATTTCTATTAACAGTTTGATTATAAAAATTACCATATTCTTCACTTATTAAGTCTTCTTTAAAAATAACATACAAAAGCATTACATAATTATCTTCAAGTATACCAATTACTTCACCCTTTTTTGAAAGTTTATCTACATATTTTTCAAATAATTCTACATCTATATCAATCAAAACATTGCGAATATTTTCTAAATCATCTATTAAAGGTTGATTCCAATTATCCAAAGTCATTTTGTTTTTTGAATGATTAATGAACTTATCTAAAATTTCTTTACTGTTTACCATTTTTAACATTTACGTTTATTCATCAAATACACCTAATCTTTTAAGTATTTTAAATTCTATTTCATGTAAATTAAAAAGATCTATTAGATTTTCAATCTTTTTCTTCGCATTATTTAATTTACATCCAACCATCTTATTCTAAAATTGTATCAACTTCTTCAATACGCCAATCTTCAAAACGACCAAATTTAAAAGGTATGTCTTCATTTTCATATATTTTATCCCATTCGGCTTTTTCTTTATCTTTATGTTCTTTCATTGCTTTTTCGGCACCTTCTTTAGTCTTATGAATACTCATAGTTACATAACCACTTTCTTCTGTCATTGGATTATAAAGAAATTCATATAATTTAATATTATCTTTCATCCAATTAGCACCATCAATAACAAGTTGTTTAAGTTCATTAATATCTATGTCATAGACATCATTTGCTCTTTTTTCTGCGTATTCTTCTAATTTCATATTTTTTCTAATTTTTTCATTGGATAAGATACATCAAAGTAAAATTTACCACAATCAACATCACCAAGATCTATTAAAGGTGAATAATTATCACATTTTTGATCTCTGAAATCTTGATCTAATACTTCTTTAGACCAAAAAATTCCTAATTGATAGCAAATATATTTACCATTTTCATTTCCACCATGTTCGCAATTAATACATTTCATTATAATTCAGTTTGATTTTTCTTTAAATTTTTATTTTCTTCTTTCAATTTCTTATTTTCTTTTACAAGATTTTCTTGTTTTTGTTTTTCTTCTTTTTCTTTTTCTTTCTTACTCTCCAAAAAATTTTGAACACCTTTTGTATTTTGCATTTCAAATACTTTATCCAAACAATCTTCAGTATTCTCTGAAGCTTCAGAACCATCTTTAACATCATAATAATCAAATTTATTATATGTATACCATTGATCACCATCAATACCTAAAACCCAAAAACCTTTCCCTTTTTCTGGTTTTTCCCATCTAATAGTAGATTCTTGAATCTCACTCCTATAATATGTTGGTATTAAATACATATATACTGGTATTAATGCAGCTAAAGCTATACTAGTCAAAAATGTTGTTATTCCTCCATTCCAATACCACCATTTTCCAAATTTCGTTTTTTTACTCATTTTTTTTATTTATTTTAATTTATATTAATCCTAATTTATAACCATCAAAGAAATATTGTAAATCATGTTCTTCAATAAATTCATCAAACCACCTCAATATATGTCCTGGATGATTAATCCGAGTTAAATCTATAGCATTTGTTCTACCAGAAGATTCAAAACAAGAAACTGTATGTTTTTCATCAACGAACAAAACAAGTGGAAAGTACTTTCTACTTAACAATGGTTTAACAAATAATGATCGCCACAAATGTGTATGTTCATATTTCATATGATCAAACCATTTAAGAATATTTAAAAGTTCTTCATTATTTTCAATGACTACATTTAATATATGTCTTGATTCTTTCATTATAATAATTTTAAATGACCTGTTATTTTATCAATCTTATCTGCTCTATAAGGACCAATTGCAATACAAGTTTTAGTAGCAACACCATCAAATTCAGTTAAACCTGCATCAGTTATCAATACACAAGGCATATTATTTACTTCTGCAAGTCTATATAGTTCTAAGAGTTCTTCTTCACTATCACAAGACACACATATCTTAGTAAAATTACCATTTAACCATTTATCCCAATATGAACCTGATTCAAACTTAAAATTATATTCATTTTCAGATTTTTGCATAGCGTTCAAAATTACAGCCAGTGAGGCGTGACTACCTTGGGCTATTTCCTTACCCCGCCTCATTTTCAAGTCTTTGCGCATTACTATTACTTGTTTTACTTTATAATCACTCATCTTCTTCTAATTCTTTATAATACTCCTAATTTAATCGAATCAATTATTTCTCTTATTAATTTACATGCTTCAATAAGACCTGCCTCTAGTGCTTCTTCGTAGGTTTTATATTCACCTACTACATCTGTTGGATAACTAGAACCATTATCACTTTGTTCACCTATTTTATAACCATATTTAGTACAATTAAATTGAGCATTAACATCTAATTTGTATTTTTTTCTTTAAATATATGATATTTTTCCATGATTCTTTCAACAATTAATTCTCTTAACTCATAATAACTAATTTGTAATTTTTTGTCTTCAATTGTGAGTAAATCTTCCCATGTTGTTGCTTCTCTTAAGGCTTTTTTCATATTTTCCATTTTTTCATTTGTTTTTATTCTTATTTAGAATCATTCCAAATAAGATCATTTTTATTTTCTAATTCTTTCTATTTTATATTTTCTAAGTTTTCTTACAGTTTTCTTATTATGGGTTTCAATTTGTTCTGGAGTAAAACCAATCCATAAATCAACATCTACAGGAATTAAAATACCTTCTAATTGAGACCAATTATCACATGATAAATATTTTAAACTTTTAGGTAATTTTGGTAACCTTTTAATTGGATTATCATAACATTGTAAATCTTCTAAATCTTCTGGTAATACTGGTAATTCTTTCAATAAATTTGTATCACAATATAAATATTTAAGTGTTTTTGGTAAATCAGGTAATTCAGTTAATTCATTTTCATAACAATATAAATGTGCTAAATCTTCTTTTAATTCAGGTAACTTTTTTAAATCTTTTCTCTCAAACACATCTTTAGCTAATGAACCATATTTTTCAATCAATTCAACAGCTCCTTCAAGTTCTTTTATCAATACATTAAATTGTGTTTCATTCCTAATACTTTTATATTTATTGTAATATACTTTAAACATATCATCATATTCTTTAAATTTAACATACAATATAAAATAATAATATACATTGATGTGTATTTTTTCAATATATTCAATATATTCAAAAAGTTTATTAAAATTATCTGTATTATATTTATGTCTCACCCTTTCCAATTTACTCATAAGGTTTAATCACTCATCTTCAGGTTTTTCTTCACTAAGAAATTTATTGCTAAATTTATTAATTTAGAATTATAATTTTTAAATTGTTCTAATACTAACTTATTTATTTCTTCAGTTTGATGTTTATCTATAACATTAATTTCAATCATTCCATATTCAAAATTATATCTAATGTAGTAATTAACAAAATAATTAATTATTACATTACCTAATTCTAAATTATAAAGATTAGCATTAGTTTCTTTAGTTACTTTATAACTTTCTTTATTAAGAGATTTTATAATCTCCTTTAATAAATCTTTTTCTAAATTTTTCATTTCCGTTTGTTTATTCATTTTATTCATTATTTTTTAAATACTCATTTACACATTCTGATAAAGACTCAGATTCAAATTTAACAACAAATTCACCTAATTCTCTTGAATAATGTATTTGGTTATTAATGGTTAAAGATTGATATAACACCAATATTTGACCTTCGTTTTCATTAGTACACATATTTTATATCTATTGGTTCAAAGACACTAAATTGCCAACAATATTGACCTTCTGGTGGATTAAAACCATAATTATCATGAGGTTTTCCTCTTGGTTCGTATTCTACTTCTAATAATACATTACCATAACTATCTCCAAAATCATCTGGTGATAAATAAGTGTGTCTATAGTTAAAAGTTACTCCCCATAATACTCCTTCTTGTTGTATTTTATCCCAATTTTCTTGTGTTGTTCTGTGATAAAATTTATAACTCATTATAATATAACTTTTAAAGTTCAAAATTATTTAAACTTCTTCTTCATTTGCTTCTCGAAAATTATTTGTATGATACATACCAATAATTTTACCGGTTTTTAAATCTCCTAATATACAATGACCTGGCGCTTGTGGAACTTCTCCAAAAAATATAAATAATTTCTCACCAAATAAATCTTTGTAATATTTTTCGTATGTTTCATCTGTGCAAGTAGTTCTATCAAAAACTACAAACGCGTTTTGTCTAATCTTCATTTTCTTCTTCTCTTTTTATTAATGTATAACCTACCGTATATCCTTTATGATATACGTTTCTTTCTCTTTCATTTGAAACAATTACAAAAGCATTTGAATCCATATCTGGTTCAAATTCTTGGTTGAAACCAGTCTTCAAAAAAGTATCATCTCGATCTATTAAATTTATATTGATAATATCTGTTCTTCTTTTAGGATATATAGGCACATTAAATTCATATTCTGAATTACCTTTATATATGATCAATGTATCTTGGTCTTTAAATTTACTAATTATAGAATCTCTACATTTCTCAATATATTCTCCATATGCGTCACGTCCCAAACATGCACAATTTACTAATTATTTTAAGATCATTATATATTTCATTTGCAATTTTCTCTCTTAATTCTTTTTCATCCATATTATTCTTAGTTTTATTATTTATACCAAAAAGCTGTTACATCCTGATAACTTGTAATGATAAAATCATCCTCAGGATTTTCAATCATTCCTTTTATTTTTGATTCAGTTATACAAAAAGTAAATTTCATATTCATCGTGGCAATATTTTCTCATATTTTGGTTCATAATACTATCCAACTTAATAGTAAATAAATAATTGCTGATGCACCAAACGAAAAGAATGTTAAAAATATAAATATAAATCTATATATCCAAGCATCTACATTTGTCTCACTTCCTAAGTGTTCACATAATCCTGTAATCATAATTAATCTCCTTTTTTAAAATGTTTTTTTATTTTATTAATTGTATATTCAGACAAAATCCATGGAAATGTATATCCACTTTCTTTTTCTAATTTATCTGATTTTTCGTTTAAAAATCTTTCATTGCCTGGTATTTCTACAAAATATTTAATATCTTCATAATTAAAGTTTGAAACTACACCTGAACAAACATCCCATTTTGAATATTGTGTCCTGAGTTTTATTTCTCCAAGAACGGGATTCAACTCAACCAATTTTTCATAATGAAAATCAGCAACTCTAACATCATTTAAATGATATGGTGATATATTAAATAATTCTGGAAAAGTTTTCCAATCTCCGCATATGTTTATATCTAAATATTCTGAATAGTCTTGAGCGGGTTTTTGCTCTATATTCTCAATTCCAAAACAAACCCACACATCACCATTATGGTATTCAGTTATTTTTTCTAATATTGATGTACCAATTTCTATTCTATCTTCTACTGATTTTGTATAACCAAAATCACAGGCACCTGATTTTTTATTCAATTTTTATAATATTCTTTTTTGTGGTTATGTCTTTTTCAACTATAAACAGTAAACTGTTTTAAAAAATATACATTTTTTAATTTGAACCAATAGTTATTAATTCTGGATGAACAGCACACCCTCTATCCCATTTAAATTCTGGGACTACTTTTTTTAATATATTATATGATGCGTTTAAATCAGCATTTATTAATATGTTTTCTTTACTTTTAAACATACCCCTTGAAACCCTTTTACCACAATATTCTTTATGTTTTTTTAATTCTTCACCATCAATAAAAGAACATTTACTTGTGAAACTTTCTTCATTTAATTTAACATTCAAACCTTCTTTTAATGCTTTATATTCAATCATTTGAATTAATTTATAAAAAGGTATTTGAACAAAATTTTGATTATTCTTCTTACCCATATTTACATTTTGTTTCCAACTTTTATTATAACCAATAATTATTGTATTTAAATCATTTTTTAAACAAAAATCAACCAAATATTTAGATGCATTATGTAAGTAATTATTTATTTTATTATTTCTTTTTTCAGTTAATAAATATAACCTTTTACTTATAAAAGTTTTCTTTGGTAATTTTGATTGTAATTTAGACAACTTTTTATTATAATATTGATTAATTGATTTTAATGGTCTACCGTTAATGATTATAGGTTTTACAACCTTTTCATTTGAAGTTATAGCCATTAAATTATTTACACCTAAATCAACACTACAATATTTACTATTGTCTAACTTTAAAGGTTTTTCATCATATTTATATACTATATTTATTTTATATTTTTTTGTTTTAAGTGGTTTTACCTGAACCTCAATTATTTTTTTACTTTTATTTTGAAATGGTAATTTAATACCTGTTTTATATAATTCTATATAACCTTCCTTTTCAAGATTTTTAGTTTTTACAGCATTATCCACCAAAATGGCTGTAAATTTACTATTTTTAGGTAAATATTTAGGTAAATTTGGTTTACCAGTAAATCTATTTGGATTCTTTTTCCATTCTTTCATAGCGTTAAAAAAACTTTTCCAATTTGCATTAAGTATTCTTAGTGTTGGTCTAGCAATTCTAGATAATAAATCTTTATATTCTACGTGATCTTTCATAATGGTATACATATCATATACTGTAATATAATTACCATGATTAATAAATTCCTGTCTGATAATGTAGTTAGCTTTATTGTAAAGATTTTTGGTTTTAACACAAATATCGTTTAAATTATTGTTATTTTTAATTATATGTGATTCAATTAAATACAATTTGTGTAGAAATAATTTTTCTTTACACCTATATATTAAAAATAAAAAGTCAAGATAATATTTTTTATGGTTTTAATATCATTTATTACATAAATGTACCAAACGTACTATGGTTTTAATATCATTTTTATTAAATCCGTTAATTTTAATTCTACCTCCTGTTGTTTTAAATAATAATCCGTCTCCAAATAAACCACCTTCAACTGTTATTTCAACAATATTTTTTATTAGAATAACTGTTTCGTTTATTGATATTAAATTACCATCTCTTTTTTTATAAATCACTTCTGAATCAGTGATAGTTATGTGGTCAGGTCTTAATAAATTGCCTCCGCACCAAAATTGTGATTTGAATTTTTTCATACTTAATTTTAATTTAATTTTATTATATTATTTTTATTTTTCTTTTTTTCTTTTCCAATATAAATTGTGGTATCTTCACCCGCAATTTCATTAATAACTTTTGTTTCTGAAATTATTAATTTAACACCATCTGACTTTTCTGGATTCTTATATTCTTTTGTAATTATTTCATCAGGTTTTGTCTCAACTTCAGGATTAGTATAACTTATACCACCATTGTCTCCAATTCCAAAATGGTCAAAAGTTTCATAATGATTCCATGTTGTATTTTTAGTAAATATACTATCAAACTCATGTATATTTACTTCAGTATATTCTTGTATGTGATTTTCACCATCATACTTATAATTTACAATAACAATCTCTTTTGTCTTATTATATTCAATTACTGGATATATTTGAGATGTTTCTGTTTTCCAATCAATCAAAAGACCTACAACTGATGAAGCAAAAATAACACAAAGAAAAGCAAACATAAATCCAGCTCCAACCGAAAAATCATTGTAATAATTTTTCTTCTTCCACGTTGTAAAAATTGAACATATTAATAATATAAAGGCAATACTACTTGCAACAATCAACAGTGTACTCATAATTAATTTAATTTTATAATGTTAAACTTCTTTTTCTCTTTTTTTGTTTCTTCCTTCTTTTTCTCTTTAGGTTTTTCCTTAGGTTCTTCTTTTTTATATGATATCTCTCTGATTTTTGTTGAATCAACTATTTCAGGTGTCTCAAATTTTAAATTATGTTCTATAATTTTACCAAAATGATTTATTTCTTCTTTCACATAAAATACAGTATTCTCATTAAAATTAGTTTCAAACTCTTTATTTGTATATTTCTTTGCAAATGTTGTTGTCCAATTACTTAATTTATAATCATAAGTTGCTTTAACAACAAGAGTTTCTTCATTGTAAATAATATCAGGATAAGCATCAATATCATTTCTTTTCCATCCAGTAAAATAACCAATTAAAAATGTTGCAATAATAACAACTATAAACCACACACAAACAAGTACCAGTACTCCACTCATGATAACCACCATCATCCCATGGTGTAAAAATCATAAATATTAAAAGTATTAAGGCTATACTTCCACCAATCCATATTAATAAACTCATATCTAATTTATTTTTATAATATTTTTTTTATCTGTAATTTTTACAGTATCTTTCTCTTCTTTTATATTGTTAATTGAACGCAATAAATCTTTTTCTTCTTTTATATTTGAATAATTTTTATATTCGTAATCACTTTTCTGTTGAAATGTAACTTTTATATCCTTTTTATGTCCAAATAAATTTTTATCAAAAACAATATACCATTGTATATCATTTGTTAATTTATCATATTTAATATTAACACCATCTTCATAATCTTTACCATCATATTGATAAATGGCAGTTACTTGATAATTCGTTTTATTGTGTCTTATTTTAGGATATATCTGGTGTGTTTCATTGCTATAACTTATAGAAGCGTAAAACCAAAATATAATTGAACAAATTAAAGTACAAATCAATGCACCATACCAATGTTCAGTTGCTTTACCAATCCATCCAAATATTAAACCTAATATACAAGCCGAACATATACATATCATAACTATTACACTTACACTCATATTACAATTCTATTAAATTACTTTTTATTTTTTCTTTTATTTCAGGGTCTTTTTTCTTTTCTTCTGTTTTTTCTTCTGTTTTCTTAGAATAATCAACGCTTTTAACTATATTTTTAGGTTTTTTAAATACTATTGTAGATTTATTAAGTTTATAACCATAAAAATTCATATTATATTCAACATACCACTCTAAACCAGGTTTAAGATCATTGAAATTAACATTAATCTTTTCTGTTTTTTCTTCACCTTTATATTCATAAATAGCATAAACAATTTGATTATTTTCATCATAATCTATTCTAGGATAGATTCTTTCAGATACTTTATCAAACACATTACCCATAAATATAAATATGATAACAAATGAAATAACACCAATAATAAGACTCGGTACTCCAAGACCGACCAAATCTTTTTTTATCGAATAAATAAATCCCAATAAACATAATGGGAATATAAATAAATTTATTAAAGCAATTATACTCATTTTAGTTAAATATTTTATTAATTAATTTTTTGGCAATATCATCTTTGCCATTACATTTCACATAATTTTTCTCTGTATCAATAATATAAGCAATATGTTCTTTTGCTATTTGCATTTCTAATTTATCATTAGCAATAACAAAATCACTATTGTTTCTAGTCATTGATTCATAAGCAATGTCAATCAAATTATTCAAAGATTGACCAACTTCAAACTTAAAACTAACAAGTTTAATTTCTGGATTCCACTTCTTAATATAAGAAATAACTTTGGGATTCTTTTTAATTCTTGATCTTAAAGAATCAATAAAGGCTTGTGGACTATCGCTTTTTAATTTTTCATTTAAAGATTCAAAACCAAAATCACTAATAGCCATTGAATGAATCACCACATCCATTTTTGGTATTAATTTTTCCATTTCTTCCATAACTTCTTCAACAGAGTCAGCATATATTATATTGCCTTTGTAGAATATTTCAGGAATTACTGAATATTTAGAGCATAAATAATAACAATCTTGAATTTTGACTGATTTACTCATGAGCAAATTGTCAGCAATCTTTGCTCCTAATTTACCTGTACTAATATTAGTTAATACTCTTACATCATCTAAATATTCTCTAGTTCCACCCGCTGTAATTAAAATCTTCATATTTTTATATTTTATATTTTGTCATAAATTATTATATCTACACTATTAACATAACTACTTTCTTTCTTTGAAGCAAACACTTTAATGTCTATCAATCTTCTTTCTTTACACCATATATCTAACCATTCATTGACTTGATTTTTTATATCCCATCTTCCAATAGATAGTAAAGTGTCTATTCTTTTAGTTTCTTCTATACTATTTAAACTCATATTATATCATATATTATTAGTATATCTTTATCCCATTCACTACCTTTAGATAATGTAATTTTTATATCAATAATTTTATATTTTTCTTTATTCTCATTGATCCACTCATTAATTCTTGTTTGAACTTGAGTTTGTCTAATATCATATAAAAACTTAACCTGTAATGTTTCTTCTGTTTTATTTAAACTCATATTATATCATATATTATTAGTATATCTTTTCTAAACTCATATTCTTCATCAGAAGACGATGCAATTATATTTATATCTATAATTTTATAATTAGATTTATTTTTCTCAATCCAATTGTTTATTTTCTTTGATACCTTTTTTTGTTTAATATCATATAAATAATGGACTCTCTTTGTTTCGTCTATTTTATTTAGGTTCATAAATTATCAGTATTGATTTGTAAGAACTAGAATAACTACCACCAGTAGAATTTGATATTATTTTAATATTTATTAATTCAATATCCTCATTTTCCTTTAACCATTAAACCTTTAACAGGTGATATAATATGTGTATTATCCATAGATGCGACCAATCCTTCATTGAATTGATATTGAACACTTTCATACATTTTAGTATTCATTGCAGGACATATAATTCTAGGAGTTTCTTTTGGAAGAGCGATAAATGTACTAGTCACGAAATCATCAGCGATTCCATGTGCAAATTTAGCCATAATATTAGCAGTTGCTGGTACACAGATAAAAGCATCACAATTTTGTGCTTCCACAATATGTGATACTATATTTGGATCATCATTCGTAATATAATTACCTGATATAGTTCCTATAACTGTGGGAGTTATAAAATTTAGAGCATTTTTAGTTGTCATAACTCTAACAATATAACCAGAGGCTTTTAAACCTGAAATAACATCAGCAACTTTATAGGCTGATATACCACCACTAATGGCTATTAATATTGTTTTTGTGTTCATTTATAAGTTCTTTATGCGATTTAATTTCAAAATAATCATCGAGAAATTTAATCAATTCTTTATATTATATTTTTCATCACCACTACTACTATATACTGTGAAAGATTTAACCGTAGATAAATTAAGTCTTTTGTTCTTTACTTTTATCCAAAGATCTTGTTTATTATTCATATTCTTCTATTGCCTCCTCAACTGTTCTTACATCAAAATATTTATTTAGGAAATCAACGAATTTCTTTCTATCATCTTCATTTCCAAACCAACAATCATGACATTCTTTTTCATAATCATAGAGTTCAATACAAAATGGCCCACTACCATATTTTTTAAAGTATCTAATATTCTTTAAATTTATAGTATGCCCATTTTCCCCCTTCTCATTTAATTTAATCCAATAATCTTGTTCATTTAACGACATATCTTACATTTTAGGGTAAATAAATTCTTTTCTAACTTTAGTCTCTATAGTTACATAATTATCAGACAATTCAACAATTCTACCATCCATTCCATCTGAAAGTTGATTAAATTTAACATCATCACCTTTTCTCATACATTTTCTATATTTTCGAGCAATTCTCTCTTTTTTAACTGATTTTATAATTCTATAAAATATATAACCTATAATACAAATTATACCTATTGCAAATAATATTTTTATTGTCATAATAATCCTAAATCTTTTCCATTAAGATAATCAGCTAATCTTTCTTTTAATATATCGGCCAATTCATCTTCTGTTAATATTTCTCTTAATTTACTCATGATAATATCGTAATTTAATGGTTCATCAATACTACAAAAATCTTCATCATTACTCATTTATTCATTTATTTTTTAATCAACTGTAATATACAAAAAAATTTTAAATAAAAAAACGTGTTATAAAAATTAAGAAGTTTATTTTAATATATATTTCAAAAGATCTTAATAGTTTAATGAAAAATTACGAACAATTTATTAAAGAAATATAAAATAATGAAACATTTAAAAACATATGAAAATATAAAAGATTTTGACAAAAATAAAGAAGATCTAATAAAAATGACAGTTAAATATCGAAATGAAATTGCTGATAAAATTTATAGTCTTGAAAAATATACCAAATCTAGAATAATAGAAATACCATTTAATTCTCATCCTAAATATGATTTAATAAGAATTGAATGGTGTGATGTTGAAAAGATGACAAGTTTTGATATTGATATTGATATTTGTGCTGTTGGTGAAGGTTTAAACCACCTTGTTTTTTGGTTAAACCAAGGAAAAATTACTAAATCTCGTAATTTTAATAAGAAAGTTTACGATGAAATTATAAAAACTATAATGGACGATAATTTAGAACAATATTTAATATCAAATAGAATGGGATTATTATGATTTATAATAAACCCATTTTTCTAGCTTCAAGTTTTTCTTCAATATCAAAATCAGGATCGAATAAAATATCATATATTTTCAATATTAGATACTTCTGAATTTTATGTCCAAAATCATCTATATTATACTCATCATCACCTATTTCATTCACAATTGATATGTGCCATAATTCTTTGATTTCAAAATCATCTTGTTTTTGTCCCATATAATGTTCATTTTTCCAAAATAAAATATATTTTATATCCTTATTAAATCCTTCTTCTTCTAATTTAAATGGTTTTATTGGAATAAATACTTCGTAATCATTACCTTTTTTAATATGATATTTTGTGAATATTTTAGTAGCTTTATTGTAAAGTTTTTCTAATCAATCTTCAACAAGATCAATCATCTCTTTTTCACTTTTTTTCAATTTCTCCTTAGCATCTGCAACAATACTAATATATTCATCATATTTCTTTAATTTATTTCTTAATTCACTCATATTATTATTTATTAAAAAAGGTTACTATTAATAGTAACCTTTGAAGTAAAGTCTTTATGACTTGGCTTTAATCACCACGATTAAAGGGTGTCTTTTTCCCAAGGAAGAACAGGATCTACCTTAATTGAATCTGGGATAATATCAAATGCTTTTACTATATTTTTCATAACTGAAGTAGATTCTTTATCATCATATGCTCTAAAATTAAAAGCATAAAATGTAGCTTGTCCTTCTTTTACTGTATCATTTACTTCACTAAGGTCTTGCCAATCAAAATTATCATTTTTAATATCATAATAATTTAATAATTTTTTAAGATTCTTAGTATTTTCCTCTTGTGAAGTAGTAATATTATTCACCACAAAATTTACTTTATATAAATCACCACCGTCACCATCATTTTGACGAAATCCTATTTTACTACCGGGACCTTTATATTCATTTATAAAATCATTAAATGTTGTTTTCATTTTAATTGTTTAATTTTTTATGATTCAAATTTACATTTTACACCAAAAGGTTTAGCAATTTTTTTATATTTGTTTATTGTTTCTTCATCACCAGAAATCATAAATATAACTTTTGAACTATCATCTTTTTCTAGGTTTTTATTATTATATTTTTTTTGTATTTCTTTTTTAAATCCAGATAAATCACCATCTGTACAAACAAGGAAATCTTCATTTATAAAATCATTAAATGTTGTTTTCATTTTAAATTGTATATTTTATCTATATATTGAATTTTTAAATTAGAAATTCTTTATAAGATTTTATTTCATGAGTTGGAATAGTTGGACTTAATGTAGGTCTCTTTCTCTCTTTATTTTCTTTAGGTTCAACAGAATTATAAAAAAATACACTTAATCTATGTCTAATAAAATCTTTAGCATTTGATAATTTATCTGTTTCTCTATAATCACTAAAATCATCTTCAAGAGAATCAACATCAGATTTTTTCTTATATGTCATATCTGAATAATCATATAAATAATCATATTCAGGTAAAAATTTTATTTCAATATCTTTAGTAAATTCACCATTAATTTTGAAAACATTCATTTTATCATTCAAATCCATCAACTTTTCATAATCTTCCTTCTTTTTATTCCTATTAGTATAATATAAAACTAATGTACCATCAGTCATTGTAGATTTTTTACTATCATATTGCAATTTAATACCTTTATCTTTTAACCAAGCTTCTATAACTTCTGTTTCTAAAGGTTCAATAGCAACATCATAAAACAAATCATCAATATTTTTTGATGTAACTTCACTATATGTCATTAATATTTCATCCTTTAAATCATTAATGAAATTCTTATATTTATCTTTTTGTTCTTTACTCCAATTTATTAAAGGTTTTTCTTTCATAGGGTTAAATTTTTTATGTAATTTATACATTAAATTATTCCATTTACCATAAAGATTCTTAGAACCTAAAACTCTTAGGTCACCATTCTTATAAAATTTTCTAAAATCTGTTTTCTCTGAATAATTTTCAAATCTGTAAATCATGAAGCTATATATTAAATTTTTAAAGCAAATTCATTTAATATATTAAAATTTAATATATAAAATAATCTAAACCTTTTTCTTAATTAAAATTAGTAAGTAAATAATGAAAATTTGTAGTAAATGTAAAGAAGAGAAACCAAAAGAAAATTTCTATAAATGTCTGAGTTCAAAAGATGGATATACATATAACTGCAAAGATTGCAAAAGATTGTTAGGTATCGAATATAGGGAGAAGAATAAGGAAAAATTGAAAGAGTATAAGAAAGAGTATAATAAAAAAGCTAGAAAAAATTACCCAGAAAAGCACCAAGAATGGTTAAGAAATTATAGAAAGAATAACAAAGAAAAAGTCAATTTAAATCAAAGAGAATATAGAAAGGATAATTCAGAATTGAAGGAGAAAAGAAATATCTATATGAAAGAAAAGAAAAAGAATGATCCTGTTTTTAAATTAAAACACAGAATTAGGATAAATATTGTAACATCAATTAAAAATGGTGGTTATGTGAAGAAAAATAAAACAGAAGAAATACTAGGATGTTCTTTTGAAGAATTTAAAAATCATATAGAATCACAATTCAAAGAATGGATGACTTTTGAAAATCATGGTAAATATAACGGTGAATTTGAAAATGGCTGGGATTTAGATCATATAATACCACTATGTATAGCTAAAACTGAAGAAGAAACCATAAAATTAAATCATTTTACAAATTTTCAACCATTGTGTAGTAAAATCAACAGAGATGTTAAAAAAGGTAAAATTTTAAATCTCCCTACTCATCTCATCACACTCACAAAATTTTACCAATAAATCAAAATATGGTTTATCTTCTAAAGCTTTTCTTTTAAATGGTCTTGACATCTTCTTAGAGTTATATAAGTGAATTCTCATGTGATCTTGGCAAACACCATAAACTGTTTCTTTATCAGTAGTTATATCAGAAAACAAATCAAAATATTTATCAATATACTTTAATCCTGCTCTTTCATGCCCATAATTAGTTATCTTTCTCTTACCATTATCTAATTCAGTTATTCTTTGAGTCTCTGGTTTACCTAAATCATGTAATATCGCACATACTAATAACTCAGGATGTTCAGGAAAATATTTTTTAGCGTGTTCAAACACTAACCTGTTATGTATATCAACCGGTCCTTCGGGGTGCCATTTTGGGTCTTGCTCACAATTAGCACACGCATCCCTTAATAATTTTGGGATTCTTTCCCATAATTCTTCAAACGTATAGTTTTTCATAGTTTTATAAGTTTTCTTTTAAAATTTCAATTTTATCTGGGCTTATATTATCATAAGTAAAATAACCTAATCTATAATTTGGATCAGTATGTAATATTAACCTATCTTTATTGCAATCAATTTTTAATAAAAGGTAATTTTTATCATTTAAATCAGTATTTTTAAGTTTTTTCAAAAGATTTTGATATTCATCAACTTCATCAAATAAATATAATCTTTCTGGATGTGCGGATAATCTCTTTTTAGATTTTGGATACAAACCTTTAGATAAAATACTCTTTTTATTTTTTTGTGGTGACAAGTGATATAATATATCTGGACAAATTATTGTATTTTTATATAACCCATCATCATATTTAGATTCATATTTAATTATAACCTCTTTAGTATTTGATGGTAATTTATCAATTTCCTTAAAACTATTCTTTTTATTATCTTTAAGTATAACCCAATAATATGAAGGAAAATATCCAAGAACATAACATTGATGATTTGCTAATTCAACAATCTCAAAATCGTTAATATGTAAAGTTAAATTAAAATCTAATTTATCTATTATTTCTAATTCATATTTAACACCTATTTGATCTAAATAAGTAGTTAAAGTTGACTTATATATGTTTATATTATGAGTTGTTATTAACCCTTCTTTTATTTTTTCTATAAAATTCTCATACGTTTTCATAATATTAATTTTTAAATTTTAAAATATAACGCCCAACCTAATTCATAAATATCTGTGTCTCTTTTATCCCAACTATCAACATATTTCATCATATATTGATATATCTTATCTTTTTTCTCAATTCCAGTAGCACCTATACAATATTCATCAACATCTAATATTGTATCTAGGTCTTGTAATATATATGACAACTTACCAAAAACTTCCAAAGATTCATTAAGATGTGTTAGATATTCATAATTATCTTTATTAGAATCTTTTAAAGAAAATGATAGATGATATATTTTAGTATTTAGTTCTTTAAATAAATCAAACCTGTATTCTGTATTAGAATCCGTTATAAAGAAAATTTCATATTTATTATCTTTATTTTCTAATGTATATTTTGTTTTAATACCATCAAACATTTCATTAACTTTAACAAAATTGTTTAACAGTGTAGATTTACTATTAGAATGTATTGAATATTTATTTTTCTTATCAAGATAATAAGTATCATATTTTTCTTGATAAGACATAAAATGTTCAAATTTAACTAATATATTCATATTCTATTTAATCTGTTTTTCTTCTTTTGGGTCATCTTCAATCCTAATTGGTACAAACAAATCATAACCATTATCATCTTCAAAATGGTTAATTTTGTCTTGTCTCCAACCAAATTTATATCTCATATATTGAAATTCTTGACCATCCCACATAGCAACATCACTGTTTCTACATTTACCATAATAATAAACACCAATCTGTAATTCATCTTTTGGTATTGATCCACATTCAATTAATTTATCAACTTGATATTGTTCAATAGGATTAGGAAGATTTGGTATATCTTCTTCAACTTTAAAAGGTTTAAGATTATCCCAATATTCTTTTAATATTCTTTTATTTTCTATTTTTTGCCCTTCTTTAGTTTTTTGTAATACAATTGCTCTTATTTCAGGTTCAGCATCTTTTAATGATGTCATTCGATCTCCATATGACATATTCATATATTTATCAACTTGTTCCATAGTTTTAATTTTATTCATTTTCGGTCATTTTTATTTTTATATATTAAAAATTTAAAATGGTGTAAAAATTACACCATTTTATATTATTCCGTTACTTCATCATATATATCTTCCACGTATTCTTTAGTTGGTTTAATTACATTTTCTTTCGTGTAATCTACACCTTTCCTAATTTTACTTCCAACTGTATCAGCGTTTAACGTGTTTCCCACATCTTCTTTAATTTTATTAATGTTTGAATCATTATCCCATGCATCTTTAAAAGCAGGAACAACTTCAGTTTTAAACTTGTTAACAGCTTCATTTAATTCTCTTTTCGTTTCTTTTGACATTATTTTCTTTTCTTCAGGATTTCCCAAATCAACGTACCAAAAAAGTAATACAACAAGTATAAGTCCAGCGATTCCTAATATTTTTTTCATAGTTTTTAGTTTTTGTAGTTTATATTATCATAATATAAGAAATTTGTTCTTAAATAAAAAATTTAATATATAGAACCGTGAAATATCTAAAAAAATATGAACTACTCTCTAAAGATGAAAAAATCAAAGAGTGGGAAAAAATGCAGAATAATGTAGATTTAGTAAAAAAATTATTAAATCATGAAAAATTTCATTATCACATAAAAGATTTAATATTAAAAGATTTAAATACACAAATAAAAGACAGATTAGTTATAGTTGTGGCTGGTATATCACCAGGTATAGATGGTTGTGATATTCAAGTATCATTCCAGACAAATCCTTCAATAGGCGCATTTTATGGTAGACCTATTAACATGAATGATGTTAAAAGTATATTAAAAAATATTGATAATGTTTCAGATGATGTGTTTCATTCACAACCATCATTTTTTATGAGTGAAGAAGATCTTATTTTTGTATATAAATTTAGATTTGATGAATTTATTAAAAATAATAAGTGGATAACAGAAGGAGAGAATCTAGGATTAATGTAATGAAATATCTAAAGAAATATGAATCATGGTATGATGAAAAACCTATACCAGAAATATACGACAAATGTATGTTACTTAAAAAATATGCAAAAGTTGACCACGAAGGTTTACATATTATAAAAATACCAATACCTATTCATATAGAAGATCAATCTTTTAATAATGTTTATTTAATTTATGATAATAGAAAAATTCATATATTTGCATCAGATGATTGGTGGAGAGATAAAGATAGTAAAGAATTAATCTGCTTAGGTTTAACTGTTGATGATAAATATCAAAAACCAAGAATACACCATTGGTCAACAATAGATTTGAAAAAAGTATTACCAGCCTTAGAAGAATATATGAAAAATAATGATATAATAAAATATGCAGAAGCAAACAATTTAGGACTATTATGAAAAATTACATAACATTTTTAAATGAGGGTTATTCTAATATTGAACAGAAAGTTTTAAATATATTGCAAAAATTAGAAAAGTATGCAATAGTTTTAAGCGAAGAAAAATATGAATTATCAGAAATATTAATAAAAAAACCATATACAGTAGATAATAGTAAACAACATGAATTTAAATATTTATCAATACAATATAAATACAATAAATTTAATGGTACAAATTATATAATTGTATATGGTATACAAAAATGTGATGTTAATGATATAATATTAGCATTTAAATTGGGTACTCATGATATTAGAACAGAAGTTTTAGAACAAGAAAAAGAATTATACCCTTTATACGATTACCTTTCATCAGACGATATTGTTCCACTAATACAATCAAGTAGACTTGGATTAATGTAAAAATCCCAATTAAAATTGGGATTTAATTATAGAAAATATTTTATTTTCCTTTGTTTGTTTTTTTAGGTGTTTTACAACCACCACGTCCTGCATTTTGACCAGTTCCTTTACCTGAACCATCTTGTTTTGGTACTCCTTTTGCCATAATTTTTGTTTTTTATTTATAACTATATATAAAAAAATCCCATGGGATTTTTATAATTTTTGTTTTTATTTTTTCTTTTTTCGACTATCATACTTAAATTCATCACCACCTGGTTGAACTTGTTCAATACCGAATTCTTTTAATTTTTTATATGCGTCTATTATAGCATCAGGATCATCAGACATTTGATCTGCAATCTTTTGTAAAACGTCAGGATCTATCTCATTAACAATTTCAACAGATTTTAACAAGGCTTGAACACCATCATAATCTTCTTCTGTTAATACAACTTCACCGCATTTAGGACATTTTTTATTTACCCATTGTTCATAATCTTCCACAGGAATAGTCATATCTTCCCAATCACAATCTGGATTATCACACATTAAACCACCACTGCTTGATATTTGAACATTTTCTTCATTCAATTCATTAAACTTTTTAATTCTTTTCATATCTTTATCATATTTTAAAAGATTTAAAATCCAGTATTCTAGATTCTGTTCTCATTAAAAGATCAATATGTTCTTTGTCTTTTATATCTTGTTTTGATTGTTTTTGTTTCCTAACACGATCACGATTACCAACCATTTTTATTTTTTCTAATTGATCTTCTGTAATGTAAAAATTATGACCATGTATTTGTAATAAAGTTTTATCTTCTTCTAAACTAATATCAATAAGTAAATACATCTTGAATATTGAATCAATAAAAGCTATAGAATAAAAATATATATATTTGAAAGAAGCATACGAGGTATCATGTTTCCCTTTACAATACTCTACAGCAAAATCGAATGTTCCATCTCTTTTCCAGTAAGTTAATATTCCATTCAAAGTGTCATTTATATATGTTTCTTTTAAAAAAATATTTCCATTTTTTCGAAAACTCATAAATGAACCATTTGCCATATTATTTATATAATGCCCAACTGATAAAACTTTTCCATTTTTTTTATACCAAGTAAATTCTCCATCTTTTATTTCTGGGTTAATAGAAATATACGAACCAACCATTTGTAATTGTTCATTAATATAATAATCTCTAACTATAAAATGTGTGTTAAGTTTTTCAATAATCCTGTAATATTTCGCATTATTATGACAAACTTTATCCCAATCTTTATTAAAATATATAGTATCCTGACTTACTTGTCCTTTAGAATGCTTGTTAATAAAAATAAAACTCAATATGATTAATATGTATATCTTCATTTAATAATAACTAATATCAGTTTCTATTATTTTCTTAACTTTTACTTATTTTTCACCACTGCCGAATCCTTTCGTGTGGTATATTTAATATCTTTTTGTTTTTATTTTTATTTCTTTTTTCATTCAATATTTATTTTTAAAACATAAATCATTCCTCCTCTTTCCTCACCACACGAAAGGATTCGTGCGGTAGCGGGGTCAACTCCAAAACATTTAGTAATTGTATCAGTTTAAATGCCTCTAATTTTTAATTATTTTTTTTGTAAATATGTTATCTCCTGAAGTTAATACAATCATATACATTGCAGGAGGCAATTTTGATAAATCTATTGATGATATTTCTGCATTTTGATACTCATATTCCATTATTATTTGTCCATAATGATTGAATAGTTCTACATTTATTTTGTCTGTTTTATCAAAGTTTTCAAGATATATATAAATAATATCTCTAAATGGGTTAGGATAAATCACAACAGATTGATTTGCCGTTGTTTGATTACAAGAAGCCTGAATAAAATTGTAAGTTTTCGAAGTTCCGTCATAATCAACTTGAGTGAGTCTGTAATAGTTAATCCCGTCTGAGAAATTTGGATCTTTGAAGATGTAGTTTAATAAATTATTAGAATTTCCATTACCATCAATTTTTCCAATCTGATCAAAATCCTTTGCGTTTGACGATCTTTCGATAGTGAAATAATCGTTATTTATTTCGCTAGCAGTTGTCCACTGAATATCTATGTTTCCATTATTGCAATCGGCTTCAAATTTCACAAGATTAACAGGCAAAGGATTTTCGTTACTCTTTGATCCGAAAGTAATTATTTTATTTGACTTTGCTCCAAAAGTAACAGGAAAACGAGATCTTATAAAGCCTGCATCGTGTGTAAAGCTTGTCAATAGAGGATCACTGTTGAAATCAATATTTGCCCACATAGAACCATTCCAATAGGCTACAAGTAAATCACTGGCAACAAAATCACCTGAAATCCCATCGTCAAAACCATGAACACAGATGGCGTCGTCAACATGAGTATTGTCGAACCAATATAGAGTTACAGGCATATCTTGGTCAGAATTAACTACCCAATTTTCTCTATTGCTGACATGATGCAAATTAAGGTCCATATTTCCGCCATGTTCCCACCAATCTGGCATGTAGGTATTTGAGAAATTATACTGAGCAGTAACAGTAACAGTTGATGCTCCTGTTGGATGTATTCCTAATGCTCCTGCAATGGCATATTCTACAGATCCGTTGCCATCAAAATCTTGGATGCTAACATCACCTGTTGGGAAAATAAATTCATTTATCCCAGTTTTAGTAATCATTCCATCAACAAAACTATTGTTTGAAGAAACATTTGCTGTTGCTGAATTTATAAATGTAAGTGAACCTCCACCAGAATAATAAACAATACCATGGGTAAATGTTGCAGTTCCTTCTATTGTCATAGGTGAAGTTATTTCAATATCAGCATGATTACCAAACGAGTTATCAAATAATATATTATTAAAATTACCTACACCTGCATTAATAGTCTGTAATCCACTACCGTTAAATGCAACTGTTCCATTTCCGGCATTAAATGTTCCAGAGTTATTCCAATCACCTGTTACTTCTAATGATGACAATCCGCCCAAAGTCAATCCTGTGCCGATATTCATATCTTCGCAATAAACTGTGGAACTTGCTGTAGTTACAGCATTTGTAGTTGCACAAGTTCCAGCGTCGTAAGATTGAATAAATACATTGCTGGTTGCAGAAGGTAATAGAGTTGCAACAGAGTATAGTGTGCCGTTATAATATAACCAGTTTGTAACATCGTCCCAACTATTACCGTTTGCTCCAGTCCAAAAGTAGTCGCCAGTGCCAATACCACCAGGTGTAGGTGCTGTTGTAACTGTTACTACCCAGCTTCCACCTGCCACTTCGAAACCTGTGTTACAAGTTCCATCATGTGCCCAACGTCTATAAGTTGTAGTTACTGTTAATCCTCCAGGAGGGTTGTAACTTGCAGAAGTCGCACCAGAAATATCTACTCCGTTAGCTTGCCATTTATATGTGATAGTATTATCACCACCGCTTGCTACAGCAGTAGAGCTAATATTTGCAGGATCTGTTCCCTGACAGATTGTTTCGCCTGTAGATAGAATTGTTCCAGCTGTGAAATCTGGTCGAACTGTAACAGTCCATGTTCCTGTTGCAGTTTCACCAGAACAGTTGTTGTTACTGTTAACCGTCATGGTGAGGGTAACTGTGTTTCCGGCATCACCTGCTGCTGGAGTGTAAGTTGGTGTTAATGTTGTTGCTCCGGATGTGATTGAACCTGCACCGTCTTCTGTCCAAGCAATCGTACCGTTAGAAGCACTTGCTCCACTGACTGTCGCAGTTTCATTAACACAAATGTCCTGCGATCCGCCAGCCGAAGCTGTTGGTAATGGATCAACATTCACGGTGTATGTTGCTGTTGCTATTTGAGGTGTACAAGCATTATCACTTGTTACAGTCATTGTAAGAGTAATTGTTCCACTGGCATCACCAGCAGCTGGAGTGTAAGTTGGTGTTAATGTTGTTGCTCCCGATGTGATAGAACCTGCACCGTTTTCTGTCCAAGCAATCGTACCGTTAGAAGCACTTGCTCCACTGACTGTCGCAGTTTCATTAACACAAATGTCCTGCGATCCGCCAGCCGAAGCTGTTGGTAATGGATCGACATTCACGGCTACATTATCACTTACTCCGCAACCACTGGCTGTGGCTGTCATGGTGTAAGTTGTTGTTGATGATGGAGTTGCTACTGGATTTAAAATATTTGGATTACTTAAACCAGTAGTAGGAGACCAAGAGCAGGTTGGTTGTGCTTGTACGTTATAATGAACGATTCCATTAAACGCTCTAGGTGAACATACACTTGAAAATTGACCACATAATCCAATACCAGCTGTTAATGTTAAATAAGAATCTGAATATGTTGTGTTTGCTGTAAGGGTAGTATATTTAGCATTGAAGTTAACATATATACCATAAGTCTGATTTGCCGGTATTATAAGATTGGCAATATCAAGATAATATTGAGTGCTTGTAACACCATTAATAGAATATGTCCCTAAAAGAATCCAAGAACCACTTGTTGTTTCACTACCTACATAGCTTCCCGATTTATAATATACATTAACGGTTTGGGTAGCAGTACTACCAGGTAAAATTGTAAATGCATCAATTTCAATAGGATTTGCACCAGTTGTTAAATCAAACATATTTCCTCCACCACATCCATTACCTGCTGCAAAAGTAGTTGTTAAACTACAACTAACAGTACTAAGATTAGCACTTCCACTCAATTGCGAACTCGACCCATTACAAATTGTCACATCACTTCCGGCCGAAACTCCTGTTGGTAAAGGATTTACTGTAACTGCCACACTTGCAGCAGCACTCCATGCTCCATCGCCGGTTCGGTACGATCTAATGTAATACGTTCCTGATGTTGTTACATTATATGTTGAGCCACTGCTTGTCGTAGATGTTCCACTGGCAGAGGTTTGCCAATACCATGTTTCTCCAGAAGGAGGTGTGCCGTTTGCGGTGATTGTTACACTGCCGCAACCTGGAGAGTTTGAAGTTGGTGTGTTTGGGGTAATAGGTAGAATAACGGCAACGGCAACAATACAAGTATAATCTTCCGTTTCACCATAAGTAAGTGCAGCACATGGATCGGTAGGCGTAGTAGTTCCATAATAATCTGAACGTATACGCATTTTGTGTGAACCCAGTGTAGCACCAACCGGAATTGTAAAACTTGTGTTTACGGCCGTAGTATTAGAAGGATTAACATAAGTAAGAACCTTCTCACCTGCGGAAAATGTCAGATCATCATTAAAATCAATCCACACAACATGATCCATACCATAACTCTGAGTGGTGAGACTCAAATTAACAACACCTCCTTGTACCTGCGATACAGAATAGGTGCCACTATAATCGGTATAAGAGGTTGATGAACAACCTGAGGTACTATTAAAGTTGGTCAGCCCACCTGATGTGGTAACATTTGTTATCCACATATAATTGCAAGGATAAGAAGAAACAATCGGGCTGCAGGGTGGAGCTACAGCTTCTATAATCTCTATATCATCAATAGACATATCGCTTGTGTATGATGTAGATGTAAGCCCTCTAAAACGCAATTGAACACTACTGTTACCAGCATATGTGCTAAGATCTACATTCGCAGTATGCCATGAGTTACCTTGGTCGCCACTTAGGCTCCATACGGTATTCCATGTACCACAATTGTCACCGGATGCTTCAAGATACAATGTTCCCATAACTGCACCGTACATATGGTATTGAAAGCTCATATCTATTCCCCCCATAGACGAGAAATCGAGACATGGTCCATACATTGTTGCTGTTTTATTGGAATAATTTGGTGTAGATGATTCCGTGTACATGTAGTAGCTACCTTCTGCTGCTGCGCTTGGTCCGGTACCGCCTGAGCTAGTGCCTCCGGTTTGTCTTGTCCAATCGAAATCATCCCCGGGTCTATTCTCCCAATATCCCATTCCTGTTTCAAATCCTTCTGAGTAAGGAAATGTGCTTACTATTGCAGGGCATGAGCAGGGTGGTGCTCCACCACTAGAAACAAATGTAATCGTAGTGGTAACGCAACCAGTATTCGTTCCACAAGATGAATTTGTATTCCAATGTGCATAATATGTTCCTGAACTTGTCGCAGTCCATTGTAAAGGACTGGTTCCGTGAGCAACCACAGCTCCATTATATGAGCCAGATCTGATTGTAACATATCCTCCCGTACTAATTGCACAACTGTATGTAGTTCCTGAAACTACACTATTTATTGTACTATACTCTGTTTGAAAACTACATGTGCTAAAAGTTTCACTTCCAGATGTAGGTGCAGTTGCACTTCCATAAGAAGAAGAATTTGTACATTGAGCTTGCACCTTGTTAATTGTAAATAACATGCTTATTGCCAATAAAAGCACATAAATCCCTTTGATATTCGATAACTTATTCAGCAATACTGAAAATGTATAATTTTCTTTCATAGACTTAAGATTTTTATTAAGGTGGGTTCTAAAAATTCATTTTTTCAAGATAAATCGTAGAACCCATTAACGATTATCTTAAATCAATTCAAAATTAATACTTTTTTTCTAAATAATCATAATTCATTATCATTAAAAGCATTTACAGGATTAATCCTGTCGAATTCTGGTATTTTATATTTTAAATCAGTATCTCCATATATGTATATTTGATGTACAAAATTGCCTGATTAGAATTTTCTTGATATGTCCTTAAATATTTCACAATTTTATATATTAAACTCCAAATCCAATTTTTCTAAAATATTTTCATCGTATCTAATTCTTAATAAATCAATACCATTATCATTACAATATTTGGTTTTTATTAAATCATTCTCTTGCCTATATTTGAGTCCTTCATCGCCATTCCAATATTCAACAGACTTAAAATGTTGAGCACCATCATATTCAACACACATATTTAATAAAGGTAAATAAAAATCAAATGGTAAAGGTTTTATATTCCTACAATCATCAAACCTTTTTTGAGATTCATATTCAATATTATTATCTTTTAAATATTTTTCAATCAATAACTCCTTCTTACTTAACCTACATTTTGGACAACCATTACCTGTTAAATGTTCATAAGGAACTTGTTCAAAAATACCATGAGTAGAACATGTTATTTTAACTTTTGTATTAGCATTTTTATAATCAACTAAAGAATAATTATACCTTAAATCATGTTTTTTATTAGCCTTTTCTATAAACTCTTCAGTCGTAAATCGTACATTATTAGCACATTTAGGACAACCAGTTTTTTTATTAATATGGTTATCAGGTGTTTGTTCAAAAACTCCATGTTCTTCACAAATAATTTTAATCTTTGTTGTAGTATTCTTATATTCAACTAAAGAATAATCATATTTATCTCCATGTATATCAATGGCTTTTTCTATAAATTCTTCTGTCGTTAATTTTTTATTACCAGAACAACTAGGACAACCTCTTCCAAATAAATGTGATTTTGGAATTTGTTCAAAAACACCATGTTCTTTACAAATAATTTTAACTTTTGTAATATTATTTTTATAATCAACTAAAGAATAATCATATCTATTGCCATGTGTTTTAATAGATTTTTCTATGAAATCTGTAGACCTTTTAGAATCTATACCACATTTAATACAATTTTTACCACTTAAATGACTACTTGGTTTTTGTTCAAAAACACCATGAACTTTACAAATAATTTTAATTTTTTTATTCGCACCAATATAATTAACTAAAGAATAATCGTACCTATCTCCGTACAATTTCTTGGCTTTTTCTATAAATTTTTCTGTCGTTAATTTTCTCATATATCTTATATAAAAAATCCCACCTAAAAGATGGGATTTTTATTAATTTTATTCTAAGATTACATCTTATCAATCAATATACGCTTTCCAAATGTTAAATTACTAGGATCATCATTATGGGAAACAATCCAAATTACTCTATTGCTGAAAGTACTGTAGCGTCTTCTGTCAGGACAATCCCCAAGAGCATCTGTAAAATATATCATAAATGCTGGTTGCAGTCCCTTCTTTACCAAGTTATCCTGAATCCAGTCAAACGGGGGAGTAAATCTTGTTCCACCGAAACCTTGAGGTCTTAATTTATCAATTTTAAATTTATTTCTTGTACTAAATTCTTGTACACCACAAATATCATAATCACACCATATAACATGACATTTTTTAATACCTCTATTCTTAAAAATAGCATGTATTTCAGATGCAAACTTATCTAAATCATCTTCACTAATAGATCCAGATGTATCAATAGCAATAACAACGTTATTGTAATCTGATTTTTTCTTATTTAATCCCCATAAATAATCACCTCTACTAATAGCACGTCTCTGTGGTAGTTTATGTTTTAATTTACTATAAATATTAGCAACAAATTTTCTTAATTCTGCTTGCCAATTTACTTTAGGTTTTGAGATTTTTCTTAAAAATCTCTGCATATTAGCACTACCGAAACCTTGATTCTTAGATGAAGCATCTCTTACGATTTCACCCCATACTTGTTTCATTTTTTCATCATTTCCTTTAGCGCCTTGTAATTCTTTGTTTCCTGATTGTCCAGCAGTTCCACCACCTTGTCCAGGTTTTCCTTTTCCTTTTCCTTTTCCTTGTCCGTTTCCTTCGCCTTCGCCTTCTCCTTCACATTCTCCTTCACATTCTCCATCATCATAAATATCAATACCACCACTTAATGAACCAGGGGCTTGAATATCAGAACCAAGACCATCCATAAGTTGTTTAATAAGTTCTTTCTTTTTTTGTTTGTTTTTTTCCCATTCTGGTTCTAATTCAGCATAAATTTGTTCAGTACTCCAATCTTTATATTTTTCTTCATAAAGAACTTTCTCTGGCATTTTACCAATACCTTCTAATAATAGGTTAATAGCATAATCACCTGAAATATTCCATAATTCAGGATCTCTGCCTAAACCTCTATCAAAATGGAATAATGCATTATGCATAATTTCATGACATAGAACAAATACACATTCTTCTTCACTTAATTCATTAGCAAAGTCACTATTATACATGATTGATAAACCATCAGTTGCCATAGTTGTAATTCTAGGGTCTGTGGCTTGTTTAATTTTAAGATTAAATAATAAATCAGCAAAGAAACCGTAGTTTGCTACGATAACCATAATACATTTTCTTATCTTTTTCCAAGCTCTATCATCTAATTTTTTCTTCTTATCATCTGATTTTTTTTGCTTATCTTCTTCTTTATCTTCTTTTCCTTCAACAATAGAAGCAAATTTGCAATATCGTTCTAATTTTCCCATATTTTTAGTTTTATTTTCTTAAAGATATATATTATTTTTTAAAATTAAAAATGTTCAAAATAATATTATTTAGTTACTTTATCTACTAATTTATTTTTTTCTTCTTGATTTAAGTTAGCAAGAATTTCATCATATTCATCACTCCACATCTTAATAATTTTCATCATCAATTCATTACCATCTTTTTCAAATGAATTTAAAGATTTTAATATTTTTTTAATTTCTTTAGTTGAACCAACAAAATCATTATTTTGAAATATATCAATAACTTTATCTTTTATAATTTCTTCTTTTGAATAAAGACCCATATCAGAAAATGTTTTTTCCTGTTGTGTGAATTCTTCAAATAATTTTACTTTTTTCATAATTTATATAAAAAAAGCCTGTTTAACAGGCTTTTTTTTAAATATCTAATTTTTACTTCTATTATGGATTTAAAATGTCAGCAAATTTGTTATACCATTTCTTAATTGAAGGTACCCAAATTTTCTTCCAAGGATCATCAGTTGTTACATAAGCATGTGTCTTTTTAACATATTGTAGTAACGATGTTGCAACTTCCATATTCTCAATTCTTCTTGCATATGTAATTAAATTTTCAAGTTCCTTTGCAGTTAATTTCTCACCTTTTTTAGCCATACCAATAGCAGCAGTTACCGCTCTAGATCTATCGATTCTTTTTGGTGGCATAGGAGCTTCTTCTGGTTTCTTGTATACAAGAGCAATATCTTTTGGTGGAAATACTGCCAATAAATCAAGATATTCTGCAAACTGAACAGCTGCAGTATTACCAACATGAGAATTAAATAACTTTTTAATTGCTTCTTTAGATAACTGATTTCCTGATGCTTCTTTAGCTTCTGTATATTCTAATGATGCACTTGCCCAAGAACGTGGAGATGGCCAGTTAGGAGTTTCTTTATCAGGATCTAAATGATGAAGTATGTCTTTATTGAAATCAATATAACCAATTACGTCAGGATCCATATAATCTTGTTTAATAGCCCATGTCACCCATTCATCTTTTGTTGTAATAAGATTATAGTGAGTAAAACGGTTAGCTAGAGCAGTACCTAAATCAGTTACTGTTGGTTCTTCTTCACGTCTATTACCAGCAGCAATAATTAACCATTTATCAGGTAATTTATATTCACCAACTTGACCATCAAGACATAGTTGAAGTGAAGCTGATAATACATGCTCATTAGCACGGTTCAATTCATCAAAAAACATAATACCACCTTTTCCATTTTCACCATTATCACTAGGGAAAATCTTAGGTAATCTAAATGTCGTTCTTCTTGAAGTGTCTCCTTCAACTTTTACACCAGCAGCATCTTTAGTATCTCTACCTTTAACAACTTCAATTTCTGGAAGGCCAATAAAATCAGTAGGCTCAATTGTTGCTAAATGCCATACTAAACAATCAACTTGAAGTTCTTTGGCTGTTGCATTAATAACATCTGTTTTACCAATACCTGGAGCACCCCAAATAAATGTAGAAAACATTTTATTTGGATATTTTGTCTTCATTTTAAACTTACGAACAAGAATATTACTCATTTCTGAAGGAACATAATTACCTACTTCTGGATTAGGATGCTCTAAAGGCACCTTATCCTCGTTCATAGCTAATTTTGCATCTTCAATTGATAATTCTTCTGTTTCTTCTTCTTCAGAAAGATTATCAATTTCTTTTTCTATTCCTGATATTTTACTTTCATCTGGTTTACTACCATATGGAAAAATATCTACTTTACCTTCTAATGCGCCTTTCTTCTTCAAGAAGAGAGCATAATATAACCAAGCAGCTTTTTTAAATTTCTTTTCAAAGAAATCCCATACTTTGTCGACCATACCACTTATCCAATTTTCGTTAAGTTCGCTATCGTACATGTGCTTTTCGTTTAAAAAGTTCTTGTAATTTACTAATTTTTTCATAATTATGATTGATTGCTTTTTTATTTTAATATAAATCTATATATTAAAAAATAAATCCTTTTTTCTATGTTTTAAAAATTTTATTAAAATTTACATTTTAATTGGTAAAAACAGTTACCCTAGATTTAAAACTTAAACTATATTTTTTATTAAAATAAAAAGAAAAATAAATTTTAATTAAAAATGAATAATACACCGGAATACTTCGGCATAAAAGATTACAAAACTAACAGTGATGGAAGTATAAATGTTTACCAAAATGTTGATATGTCATGTATGGATTTAGTAGAAATTCCTATTAAATTCAACATAGTAGAAGGCTCATTTAATATCAGACAAAATCACTTAAATTCTCTTAAAAACTCACCAAAAGAAGTATTTGGGGATTTTGATTGCTCTCATAATATAATAAAATCTTTAAAGGATGGTCCAATTTATGTATTAGACTCATATCGAGCACATAATAATTCATTAACTGAAATAAACAGCAAATTTGAATGTGGATTTAATTTAATGTTAGATTTTAATAGATTAGAAAAATTAGATTCAATACAAGAATATATTGAGGGTAGTTTAAGTTTATCACACAATAAATTAAAAACATTAAAAGGAAGTCCAAAAGAAATTGAAACAAGTTTTTATGTAAGTAAAAACAACTTATATAGTTTACAAGGTTGTCCACAAACAATAGGTTGTAATTTTGAATTTTCACATAATAAAGTAATAGACCTATATCATTTTCCAGAAAAAATTGGTGGTTCAATTAATATGGATTATAACGATTTATATGAATTACCATCAGGCTATTCAATCTTAAATATGAGTTGGAAATATAATAATATAACAGAAGAAATATTAGATCCATTATATGAAATAGAATTAAAAAAAGACCCTTATTTATTAAAATCAATAAAAGATAAAGTTTCTGAAAAACTTGTTGAAAAATATAAATGGGTTATTGATGCAAATAAACTTGGTTTATAATTACTTACAAGAGTCCCATTTTATCGCCTTATGTGTCTATATTCTTTTAAGATATCTTCATTAATAAAATCAATATTTTTTTTATATATATTTATTAAATCTTTTATATATCCTCGTTCTACATAATTTTTTTGAAATTTATAAGATTTTAAACTATTTACAATATTATTATAAACTTCGTCACTTATTTTCATATAATTTTCATAATCAGTTTCAAAATTGGTTACTCTAATTGTATTTGAAGCGATTATTATAGAATTATCGTCATTTTTTAATGTTATTAAACGGTCAATATTTAAGTGGTTTATATTAACATCTAATTCTGAAATTTTGATATAATTATTAAGTATATCATTGATTTGTTGTTTAATTTTCTTTTTAAAAAAATTATCAATAATCAAATTTTCATATGTTTTTAAATACTTCATTACATCAATCCCATTTTATTTGCATTATAAAGGTCAGGATTTTCTTTCCAAAACCATTCCCAATAACCATCTAAATTATAATAAGGTAATTGGTTATCATGACAATATAATTCTCTTAATCCTTTAGGTATTTCAGGTAATTTAGTTAATTGGTTATTATCACAATATAATTCTTTTAATTCTTCAGGCAATTCAGGTAATTCAGTTAATTGGTTATCACCGCAATATAATTGTATTAATTCTTTAGGTAATTCAGGTAATTCAGTTAGTTGGTTATTAGAACAATATAATGTTTTTAATTCTTTAGATAATTCAGGTAATTCAGTTAATTGGTTATTAGCACAATATAGTCCTTTTAATCCTTTAGGTAATTCAGGTAATTCTGTTAATTTGTTATTAGCACAATCAAATTCTTCTAATTCTTTAGGTAATTCGGTTAATTCAGTTAGTTGGTTATAATGACAATATAATATTTTTAATCCTTTAGGTAATTCAGGTAATTTAGTTAATTTGTTATCATCACAATATAAATAAATTAACCCTTTTGGCAATTCAGGTAATTTAGTTAAACCTAAACCATTTAAATTTAATGTTTTACCATCAACACTTAAATGGTCTTTAATTAATTTATTTTCTGAATATGTTTTCAAATACTTCATTATAACAATTCTTTTAAGATACTAAATTGACCATCTTCGATTAATTTCTCAGCATTTTTCTTCTTAAAGAACTTCACATCATAAATCTCTTTAGATCTATAATAATTTTTCTTTATTTGATTCTTATTCTTTCTTAAATAAGGTATTAATTCTTCCTTGCTCATTATAATTACAAAATATTTGAGTTTCTTAATAGTACCAGATTTTCTATAATAAATTATAGATTTATTTTTCATTCTAGATTGAGCAAAATCTTTACTTAATTTAATACCTGTTTCTTCTTCCAATTCTTTGAGAGCAGTATCAAAATTTTTTTGTTTTTTCTCAACGTGTCCTTTAGGTATAGACCATTTATCATCATATTTCTTAAATTTCCTAGGTTGTACTAATAATATTTTATTATTGACAATTATTACAATTCCGGCTAAATCATCAACTTTAGATTCTAATAGAAAGTCTTCGTAAGATATTATATTGTTCATGAATTTATATATTTATTTTAATATATACATTTGTGGAAAGGTTAAAATCATATAAATTATTTACTGAATCAACAACTGTAATTGGAAATTATATAAGACCAGATAAATTATCAGAAGAAGGTGAAAAATTAAATCACTATTTGCAAAATAAAGTTAAAGAAATTAAGGGCATATATCCTATTAAAAACTTTAGAGAAACTTGGTCAAATGGAGTTATAGACAAGTATATTTTCACAATACATACATTTGACAAATTTAAAATCAAAGATATTACTGATAAATTCAAATATCTTAATATTGAACCAGAAATAGACCAAAATACTTATGATAAGTATGTAACATACACTTTTAATAAAGGTGAATTGGATTGGATTTTTGATGCTAATAAAATGGGATTACTTGAAAATAATAGTGAAAATAATAGTGAAAATATTGAAGATATATTAGAAAATTGGTTATTAAGTATGTTTCCATTTATGGATGAACGTGATGTTTACATAAATGAATTATATTATGGTGGATATTCAGTAGAAATATGGATGGCAGGTTTTGATCCTGATGAAGATATCAAATTGTTAGAAGATTGGTTTGAAGAAACATTAGACGAATTAGAAAAATTAAAAATTGGTGATAGTTTGCGATCTGTTATTGATATTGAAGATGGTCAATTTACAATCAATTTTGAATTTGATGAAGATAACAAAGATATATGGAATTGGGCCGTTGAAGGCGATAAAATGAATTTATTTTAAATGAAACATTTAAGAAGAATAAACGAAAGTAAATATAGTATAACAAATAAAGGTGTGACTGAAATACTTAATAGAGCATCTTATGAATTTGGTAAAAACGAATTTGATGAAGAATATTATACATCATTATTAAAATCAATCATCAACAATGCAGACCAATCTCAATTAGATTTTATAATAGAAGAAATTTTAAAAAATGAAGATTTAGTTATTGCATATATTTACAATCTAATTGATATATTTATTAAAGATAAATCAGAAAAATCATTTAAAAAATTAACAGAGACATTAAAATCTACACCTAAAAAAGAATGGCAACATATTGTTGATTATCTTATTAATATTGATTTTAATAACGAAGTTAAAAAAATATGTGAATTTTTATTTAACAATGGTTTTGATATTAATACCCCTTATATGACAAATGGTCAAAACCTTATATTTTGTGCTTTTTACATGCCAAAAGAAACATTAGAATATTTAATTAGTAAAGGTTTAAACATTCACCATACTGATAATAAAGGTGATAATGTTTTATGTTATCAAGAATTAGATCACCACACATTAGATTTATTAATTAACAATGGAATTAAAATACCAGACAAATTTTTAGATAATAGTTTTTATGTAGTTGCTGATGATAAAGGAACTAAATTATGGGCTAGTACTATATTATTAATGTTGAAAAAAAATCCAGAAATCTATATTAAGATTAAAGACAAATTAAAAGATTCAATACTTAAAAAAATACCTAACTATATTAAAAATGCATCAAATTTAGGAATTTTATAATCCTTATTTTTTATTTTTCATATAATCTTTATGAAAATATTACAACGTAAATTTGTAACGAGATTAATAGGAGTTCCTAATTGGAAATATTATGGTTATGAATATTGGGATGTTGTTCCTGATATTCATAAACAAACTTTAGAAATTGAACATAATACAAGAAGTGGTAAATTCAGAATTTATATTGACAGAGATGAAATTGAAGTAATAAAATACGAAGAAGAATTAGAAGCTATCATAAAAGCTTATAGAAAATATTTAAATGATGATAAAATTAGATAAAGATTATGTGATAATTTGGGGTGCAAGAACTCATAATGGTTATGTGTATCGTAAAGAAGAATTTCCAGTTGATATTGAGAAAGAATTTTATGTCATGTCTGAATATTCTAATGATTTTAAATTAAAAAATATATGTGCAATGACAAATGTATGTATTGATAATATTGGTTTTTATGTAGAAAATTTCAGATTTATAGATACACAAATAGGCAAAATATGTAAAAAACTTGGTGGTTTAGGTATAAAACAATATATTCATACACAATCTATGGGTTCACATTATAGTGATACAACAACGGTTCACAAATTAATTGGTTTTTATATATCACCGGTTTCAATGTATGATAATTTACCAGCTAAAATAATAAAGAAACAAAGAAAATTAAAATTAAATAGAATTAAAAATGCATAAAATTGGAAATTTTTTTAGAATTATATTAAATATTAAAGTAGAATATCACTTTGAGTTTTTTATTTATTTAGATGAACAAACAGGAGAAATCGTAGAAGATGAAATAACTGGACATATTAAATGGATGGATAAATTCTCAATAAGATCAACTACTAGAAACAAAGCTCAAAAATTAGCTTGGTGTAAAGTAAATGCAAAGTTTCCTGATTTAGTAAATAAATTGTGGATGTTTTAAATCAATCCCATGTTACTTCCTTGAAAAAACCAATGTGGATCTGACATTATTTTATCTAAATCTAATTGTATCATATAATGATGCAAATCTTCTTCTTCATATAATTTAATACAAGTAAATTCATCAAGAATTTCTAATAGTTTATTAAGATCAACATCACAATCTACACGTACTATACCACTTACAGTAGAATATATATTGGGTATTTCATCTTTATCATATATTTCAACACCAATTTTTGTAAATTCTTGTCTTAGATATAAGACAAATTGAGATATTCTTTCAACATATTCTTCGTTTCCTGTATCATTTGCTACAGCAGTCCATTTTTGTAGATTTTCATATATTTTCAAATATTTCATTTTGAACCTTCTAATTCTTTAAGACTTATTAAAAAAATATCATCTTTTAATAAATAATCAATATCTTCTACACTATAATATTCATCTTCAATATAAATAGTCATCCCCTGAGCAGGTACAAAATTTAAACTTACAGATATATCATTTATATCATCATCTATATAAGTTTTTAAATCAAAAATAATTGCAAACATAATTTTAAGTTTATTTATATTATATATTTATTTTAATATATAGCTTTATAATATATTTGAAATCATATAAAACCTTTGAATGGAGAGAATCTGAAGTGGTTTGTTTACCAATTGAAGTATTTAGTGAATATTCAAATTCTATGGGCCAATCACAAAAAATAAATATTGATGTTCAAGAATATTTAAAATCAAAAGGATTAAAAACACTTTCAGGTAATGACATGGTAGTCAGTTCTTTTACAAATTTTATTGTTATTATATTTGAATCTAAAAGAACATATTATACTTTTTATGATACTATTGAAGGTATTAAAGGAGTTTACAACAATCCAGAAATATTAGATACAGTAACATCTAATGAATTATTAAATGGCGATTTAGATTATATGTTTGATGCAAATAAATTAGGATTATTATGAAATATTTAAAAACATATGAAAATCTTATAGAACCAGATTATGATAATATTGATTTTATAAAAGTAATGGACCAAAATAATAATCAAATTAATGGTTTAACATATAAATTTAAAGCTACACGTTCACGTTTAAAAAAAATATCCAGCTTTTACGACCATGATGAATCACTAAAATTAAAAATATTACTAAAAGAAATGAAAATGAAAATACATAAATTATTTTTAACTAACATAAAACTAAAAGAAGAATATTATAAAAGAAACCCAGATATTAAAGCTGGTGAAGATTTAGGATTATTATGAAACATTTAAAAACATATGAAGGGTTTAGTAAACCTAAAATGGTAGAAAAACCAGAACAAATTTATTTCACAAACATCAAAGCCAATGATATTTTTGAAGCATGGAAAATTCTTGAAAAACATTTCAATATACCAAAAGTTGATAGTTCTCTTAATATTGATTCAAATCTTTTTCTAAAATCAATTAAAAATAAACAATATAAAGAAATGTATATTCGACACATGGAAGAACATGGTAAACATTTTACAACTAAAGCTATTGTATATGATAAACATAACAATACACCCTTTACAGTTGTTAATATAAATGACGTTAATTTTGGATATGAAAATTTTAATTTTTATGATTGGGCTGAAGAGAACGGTTATAGTTATATTCTTCAAGGAAATGATCTAGGATTATTATGAAAAACAATTCAATATGAAATACTTAAAAACAAAAAAAATATTCGAAAACCAATCCAAAGAAATATCTGCACTTTTAAATGATATCAATGTTAATAATATTAAAGGTATTCAAGAATATATTGATAAAGGTTATGATTTAGATTATAAAGATGAAGATGGTGATTTTGCTTTAATATATGCTACTTTAAATTATATAATAAATATTAGTGATGGTCCAAATAATTCTAAAGGTGAATTTTCAACAATAGAATTTTTAATTGACGCTGGTGCTAATTGGAATATTAAAGATAACGATAATAAAACATTTTGTGATTATTTAGAAGATAAAGATAAAGAAAAACTAAAAGATAAATATCCTGATAAATATGGACAATATATATCAAGTAAATTAGGACTATTATAATGATATATTTAAAAACATATAAAGAATCCAAAGAGGATTTTGATACTTTTAAACGAATTGAAGTTTGGAGTAAACTTAGACCTTATTACAATAAATATGGTTCATTTGAATTAAATGTTAATATTACATTTAAGTTTGGTTTTGAAGAAGATGAAGTAAAAGATTACATATTTACTAGAAACATAAAGAAAATAAAATATACATCACTAGATTATATTGAATTACATTCAACATTGACAGTTATAGATAAAGATGGTGGTACAAGAAGTGAAGAACAAGTAAGAAATTTTAGAAGTTGTGATAATAAATCTTTAAACGAAGTATTTAAATATATTAAAAATATATCAAATGAAGACATCATTTCATATATAGAATCAAATAGAATGGGCTTATTATAAATAAAAAAGCCACTTTTTGAGTGGCTTTTTTAATATCTTTACAGTTAAAGATTACACATTAACTGCTTCAGCTAGCCCTTTACCAGCTTTAAATCTAACGACATTCTTTGCAGGAATATCAATTGATTCGCCAGTTCTCGGGTTTCTACCTTTACGTGCTTTTCGAGCAACTACTTTAAAGGAACCAAAGTTCACAAGTTTCACATCTTCGCCTTTTGCAAGGGATTCTTTAATCACTTCCATGATTACGTTAATTACTTCTTTGCTAGCTTTTTTTGTATTGCCTGTAGCTTCGGCAACTGCATTTGTTAGGTCTTTTTTATTCGCCATAATTCAAATTTTAAGGGTTAAACATTAATTTATAATTTCTTACTTCAAAGATAAGGAACTTTCTACCTGAAAAAAAATATTTCGTAAATTATTTTCACATTTTATTTTCACATTCATCTCGTAAGTATAAAAATAATATCAAGAAAATCCGAATTTGTTTAATAAAAATTCAATAAAAATCAAAGAAATTTTAAATTGTTTATTGGAGATACTTTTATATGAGACCTAGTTTGTTTCCTTCTAAATAATATTTTATTTCTTCAACATTATCAAATTCCATACAATTTCTTTGACTACCATCTTCATTTTTTTTATTAACGCGAAAAAAAAATACTTTTTCTCATTGTTTCAAAATATAATACAGCATATAAAGTTGAATGTATATTATAACCTTCATAAGAAGGTATATTATGAACCCAATTAAATCCTAATTTATTAAGTTTCTTATATAAATCAATACCTTCATCAACAGTATCATAATTAAACTTAAAAGCAATGGAATTAGAAATATTAGATTCATTTAAAACTGGTTCTATTTCTTCTATTATATCTTGTATAAAATGTTGAGCTTCAAATACAGTTAAATCACCCATATCATTGCCTTTAGGAACGGTAAAAGCATAATCACCATATTTAATAAGCTTTTTTCCACCTGGATCATTATCTAACTTATCATTATCATATATAACCACCTTAATCTGTGGCAAAATATCAAACCATTGTTTTAAGTTTGAAGGATCATTACAAAAAACAGCAATAGCAGGATAACCAGATTGATGTATTCTAGCAGCATCAAAAATACCTTCAACTATAAACAAATATTTATCACCAGGTTTTATTGATTCTATACCCCACGCACCAATTTTCTTACCTTTATATTCTTCACCAAAGTAAGTATAATACTTAGTATCAGGTTTATTCATTCCTTGTGATATATTCTTAGGGAAATTTGGATTGTATTTTTGATAACCAACCATTTGACCAGACATATTATAAATATTAAAATATACATCACCTTTATCATTAATGAAAACATCATTGTGTTCAGGATCTATACCTCTTTCTCTTAAATGAGATTTAGTATCAACTAATTCATTATATGTCTTTAAATATTTCATTATAATAAATCCATCTTTTTACTTTCAATCCATTGTTTCATTTCTTTACTGAAAAAATATTTATATAAAGGAATCAATTGTTTCGTTCTTTTTAATTTATCTAAATTTTCTTTTTTTAAAATATTATCTCTTTCAAATATACCAGACTTTCTTACAGTAAAAATATTGTCATTATTATTATACATTGATACCTCACAAATATGTATCCAAGGCCAATTATTTACAATCTGAACTTGACGAATACCATCACCCCAATCTACATATTGATCAAATATAATATTACTACCAATATATTTTCTCATAGAAATAATTAATTCAGACATTTCATCAAACATCTTTTGTTCAATATCATCTAATTTCTCTTTTTGTTTAATATAATCTTCGTAAGTTTTCATTAAATCAATCCCATTTTATTACCATCAAATATATAAGAATATTTCTTTTTTATATCAGATCGAACTTTCAATTCTCTAAATCTTTCAGGATTTTTTATAAGAAATTCATCTTGAAATAAATAAGTGTTAATGATGTGTCTATATATATTATCATTTGAAAAATCTATATCATCAATATTTTTATTAAAATATAAAAACAATTTAATATAAAGATTAGCATATACTCTAGACGTATAAGCAATAGATAATATTTCTTGTAAAATATTAGTTTTGCTAAAATCAAAACCTAATTCAATTAAATATTCAAACATATCAATAAAACCTTTTTGATCTTTTATGATGTCATCATTTGTTCTGTATATTGTATGTTTTATTATTGGTAATTTGTCAATTTGTGCATCTTTTCCAAACTCATCATATATTCTCTTAGCTAATTTTTTAGATTCTTCCCAGTTTTCATTTTTATATTCACCTTTATTAGTATAATTATAATATCTAGGATTTAATAAACTTGAGAATTTTCCTTTCAAAAATTGAGGATGGTCTTCATATTCTGAAAGTTTAGTAAATTCTAATTCTTCATATGTTTTTAGGTATTTCATATTATTCCATATATATAAAAAATCTAAACTAATTTGAAAAAATCAAATAAAAATACTATGAAATTATATAAACCAAAAGAAGGTGAAACAGTTTATTACAATGATAGAAAGGCTATCTGTTGTTATGTATATGATGGTGATTATATTAGAATTCAATATGATAATTCTTTAGATGATGAAAAAGATACTGATTATGTACTTTTCTGGTTATTAGAAACCATGAAACAAAACAGAAAAAAGAAACTAGACAGAGTTAAAATGAAAAATGATAATATTGGTGAAATCAACTTTTTTAAACATTATGATTTAATAAGAGATAATAAAACGGTGAACAACACTTTAAATAAACATGTATCTGAAGCTTCAGATCAATTTAATGAAGAATTTAAAGATCTTAGTTCACAATTAAAATATAATCTTGTTGGTGAAGAATTAGAAATAAGATTTGTAATAGGAAAGTCAATTGAACATTATAATGATTTTACATATGAATTATTTTCATGTTTACAACACATAGAAGGTGGAGAATCAGCAACATTCAAAATTAAAGATGAAATATTTAAAACTGATGATATTGAACAATACTTAATAGATATGTTTGGTAGCGATAAATTTAGTACAATTGTTCATCATTTACAATTAATAAATACAATAAAATAAAATATGAAAATTAGAAACGGATTTGTAAGTAACAGTTCTTCTAGTAGTTTTATTATACATGGTGTAAAAATTACAAACAAAGAAGACATTGAAAAATTAACTAAATTATCTTGGCCTGAACAAAGTGAACTTGGTCTTGAATTAGAAGAAGATAGATATTTCTTTGGTGGTAATGATAAAGATAACGATTATATAGTTGGTTTAAATGGTGGTAATCTTGAAGATGGTGTCATCGCTGAAATTAAACCATTAACTGAATCAAATAAAGAAAAATTGGTTAAAATATTAAAAACATTAGATATTAAGATAAATATTGATAATATTAAAACATATGCTCAATATATAAGCAATGATAATTATTAAACAATAAATTATAAAAATATGAAAATAAGAAACGGATTTGTAAGCAACTCAAGTAGCAGTAGCTTCATGATTGAAAATAAAACAGATAAAGATTTAACATTAGTGGATTTTATAACTGAACAACCTAATTTAATACAAGAATATGTAGATGAATATGATAGAGATGATCCTGAATACACTCAAGAAAATCTTTTAATCTCAGCAAAATTAAATAATGTTACATTTAAAGCAAAGACAGAAGAAGCTTATACTTTTGGTGATGATGATGGAACATTAATTGGTAAGATACTTGATTATATGTTAAGAGATAATTGGGAAACAGAAAGTTTCAAGTGGAAATTTCATAGTTCAAATAGATAAATATGTTAATATTTGATGATTATAATGATTTTGTCAAAGGAGTTAAAAAACATTTTCCTAATGCAAAAGATTATCCAAACGCAAAAGATATTTGTAAATATAGTTACATAATCTTACATCTAAATACAGATGAAAAAATGATGAAAATTGTTGAAAAACATGCCAAAAATAAAGAAATTAATGAATATTTACCAGTGTATTGTTTATATAATGAAACTAAAAAATGTGAAGAATATTGTTGGTTAAACAATAAATGTAAAAAATCTATAAATAGATTCGAAAGAAAAAGAAAAATAAAAAGAATAAAATATGAATAAAAAAGTATATATTGCATCACCATACACAAAAGGTAATCAACTAGAAAATGTAAATGTTCAAATGGATATGTATTATGAATTAGTACAATTAGGATTTCTACCATTTACACCATTATACTCACACTACGTACATGAAAGAAATCCAATATCTTATGATAAATGGATGGAAATTGATTATAAATGGATTGACGTATGTGATTATATTTTAAGATTGCCTGGTGAAAGTAAAGGTGCAGATTTAGAAATTGAATATGCTAAGAACCAAAACAAAATAGTATTTTATAGCGTTGAAGAATTAACAAATTATATTGAACCTAAACATTTAGATGAAGGTGACATACATATAAGTTGTTAAAAAATAAAAAAAGATAATGATTAGAGGATTTGAAATTGTTTCTGATGAACACAGAAAACATGAAAATGTACAACTACCATTAAGGGGTAGTGAAGATTCAGCTGGATATGATTTTTATTCAAATGAAACACATATAATAGAACCAGGTGATCAAAAAGTTTTTTGGACTGATATCAAAGCTTACATGCAAAAAGGTGAAGTTCTTAAAATATATGTTAGAAGTTCGATTGGTATTAAAAAAGGACTTAGATTAGCAAATCAAACTGGGGTAATTGATTGTGTTCCAAAAGGAACTAAAATTAAAATTAAAGATGGTGAAATAAATGTTGAAGATTTATTGGACAAAAAAAAAATTATTATATCTTATAATGAAGAAGAAGATGAAATAGAAGAAGATGAATTAAAAGAAATATGGATCGTAGATGATCTGGAATTATTAGAAATTGAGACAGAAGAAGGTGACTCAATTAAAATACCCTTTGAAAAAGAGGTATATACTGAAAGAGGATGGATTAAAGCAAAAAATCTAACTCTTGATGATAAAATATTAACATATTAAATGGAAAACAAAAAATTAAATAATCTAACAAATGCAGCTAATGATTATAATAAAGGTTTAAACGATTGTGCAATAGTCGATATTAATTCAAATTTAGATTTAATTGAAAAAATTGAATTAGATAAAAGTATTAAAGAATCTTTAATACATGCACACAAAAGATTAATAGACATTTTAAATGGTGAAATAGACTTGAATGAAGAAGATTATTTGATCTATATTTCATATATACAAGAAATAATTGCAGATTATAGATTAAATTAAAAAATTAACATAATTCCAGTATTAATGTTTAATATATATTATTAAATAAATAATTTTAACGATGGAAATATTATGTAAAAATTGTGGTAAATCTTTTAAAGTTGCCAACTGGCAAATTAAAAAAGGAACAAAATATTGTTCTCATGAGTGTTATTGGGAAGATAAAAGAGGCGGTAAGAAAAAAGAAGAAAAGGTATGTATAGAATGTGGTGAGAAATTCTTACAAGAAACTTGGGAAAGTAAAAGAAAATTTTGTTCTCATGAATGTTACTGGAAAAATAAAAAAAAACTAAAAGATATTGATTGTTTGAATTGTGGTAAAACATTTGAGCCATATAATTTAAAAACAAAATTTTGTTCTAAAAAATGTTCAGGTGAATATATAAGAAAACAAAACAATAAAATCTGTATTCAATGTGGAAAAGAATATCATCCATTAATTAAAACTTCTCAATATTGTAGTAGAGAATGTTATTGGAATTATAGAAGAGAAAACAAAGGTGTAATAATACAAACGAATCAAGGTGATTTTAGAACAAAATTAATATGTAATAATTGTGGAAAAGAATATTTAGAACATAAATATAGATTAAAAGTTTCTAAGTTTTGCTCAATGAAATGTCATTTTGAATCTAAGAGATTAAAGAAAAAATGTCCAACATGTGAAAAATATTTTGAAGTTCCAAATCACTTAGCACATCGAATTTTTTGTAGTAAAGATTGTGTAGATTTTACAAATAAATCTAAAAAAGAAAATGACTTTTATAAATTTGTTAACAACATAATAAATGTAGAACAAAATAAAAAGGTTATATATGACAAAGTTTATTTTCCAGATTTAATGAATGAAGAAAACAAAATAATAATTGAATTTTTTGGCGATTATTGGCATTGCAATCCTAATTTCTATGAAGATGAATATTATAATTCAAAAACAAGAAAACATGCACACGAAATGTGGAGCGATGATCAATTAAGATTAGAAAAATTAGAAGGATTAGGATATGATGTTAATATTATTTGGGAAAATGAATGGGAAACTGATTTAGAATTAGTTAAAACAAAAATATTAAAAATAAAAGATAAATATGAAATACGTAAAAATTAAAAGAATAGAAAAATGTGAATCAGAACCGATTTATCATTTAACAATTAAAAATAATCACAATTTTTTTGGTAATAATTTATTGTTACACAACTGCGATTATTTTGGAAATTCCAAAAATGACGGAAATATTGGTGCTTGTTTATGGAACCCAACAAACGAACCAATTACTATTAAAAAAGGTGAAAGAATAGTTCAAGGTATATTTGAATTGTTCTTAGAATCTGATAACTGTAACACCAAAAAAGAAAGAGACGGTGGAATCGGTTCAACAAATAAATAACAAAATATGAAAAACGGAAGTATTTTAGGAAAACTCTTTCCTACACAAAATGATTTAATGAATCATCTATCTGAATATGGAATGTTAACAGATAAACAAATAATTGAGCGATCATCCCAAGGTGGTGGATTAAATACAGAAGAAGCGTTAATGCTTACTTTGGAAAGAGATTTCTGCAAAGATGTTATTGATAATATAATCAATAAAAAATAAATAACAAAATATGAAAACAGAACAAATAATTACAGAATTGAGTAAAGCATCAGAAAATGAAGACTACAAACGAGGCTGGATTGCGAATATAGCAATGTCTCAATTAGATAATGAACGTTGGTATAGAGAAAAACATAATAAAGTTGGTAAATATTTAAATAGTAAAGACAAACATGCTATTGCAAACTTAGGTGCAGAATATTTTATTGAATTACTTACAAAAAAATAATAATTATGAAACTAAAAAAATTTATTGAAAAGTTTGTTGAACCTAATACATTAATTAGGTTACAATACAAAATAAAAGGTGGACACGAAGAAGTAGGTAATCTAGGAATGGAATGGGAGTTAAAGGATGGACTGTTTGCTAACCATAGAGTTGTAGGTATAACAGACATACTTGTACGTGGTAATTACACAGAAGCAGTTAATTTGGTTATTAAAAGAAAAAACAAAATAAATAATTATGTATATATTTTCATACGGGAGTAACATGAATGTTAATAGAATGAACGAAAGAGGAGTTAAATTCTCTAAAATAATTCCAGTAGTTTTAGATGATTTTATTCTGAAATTCAATAAAGTCTCTAAAAAACAAGGAGCAGTTGCAAATATACAATTTTATAAAGGTGGTATTGTTGAAGGTATCTTATATGAAGTTGAATCTTTAGAACAGATGGATCGATACGAGGGCTTTCCTAATCACTATAATAGAGTTAAAATGGATATCGAAGGTTATGATGCATGGGTTTATATCGCACAACCTCAATATATTCAAGAAGGTCTAAAACCTAAACAAGAATATTTGAATCACTTATTAGAAGGTAAACAATTTCTAAGTGATGAATATTATGAAAAATTAATGATGATAAATGAGTCTTTGTAAATTATTTGGTCATAAATGGGATAAATCAGATTTATATACACAACCATGTAAAAGACTAGGTTGTAAAATCACTAGAGTTTTATTATTAACCAATCACAAATCAAATGGTTATATAGAACATGTTTATATAAAGAAAAAGAAAAAGTGATATATAAGATTAAAATGAAACCAGAAATTCACATAATTTGAATTTCTGGTTTCATTTTTTAAGTATATAGAGAAAACAAATTTATATTATGAAAAAACAAGAAATTCCACTTCAGTTGAAGATACAAGTACCAAAACCTGAAGGTTTAAACAAAAAACAATTAAAAAAACAATTACAAGAACTACAATTTGAATATGATTCTCTTTTTGATAAATTTTACACTAAAATAGAGATTATATTCACATATTCAAAAGATAATTATTGCCATTTTGAAAAATTAGAGATTGATGAAAATATATTTGCATTTTTAATAAATGTTAAAGATATAACTAGACAACAAGCAGAACAACGATGTTGGGAAGTAATGAAGAATTATGAAAAATATGATGATTGTTTAATAATTTGGTTGCCATCTGTTATAGAAGAAGACAAAATTGTAAAACTTACAAACACCACAAAAAATATAGAACTATGTCATGATTAAGAAAATAAAAGCAGTGACTAAAGATTATGTAAAAGAACATAAAGATCTTTATGATAAAGGTTTACCTAATAAATATATGGAATTATTCCATCAAAAAATTGAAGGTGTTAGAAAGGCAAAAATTGTGTATGGTTTTAGTCAAGCTGAAATGATTGAATATAGTAAATGTCAAAATGATATAATATATTTTATTGAAAAATATTGTTCAATATTAACACCTGATGGTATTGTTAAACCTAGATTATATGATTATCAAAAAACAATGTTAGAAAATTATACAAATAACAGATTTAGCTTAAATATGATAAGTAGACAGATGGGTATTTCAAATATCATTGCATGGTTTACTTTACATATGTTAACTTTCAATGAAAGCAAAAATGCAATATTCATGGATATAAAATCAGGGTACTGTAAAAGTTTATTAGAAAAAGTTAAAACATCATATAAAATGTTACCTTTCTTTCTTCAAAAAGGTGTCATAACATGGAACCAAAGATCTATAGTTTTAGAAGATTATAGTCGTATTACTACACAATCCTATTCTAAAGAACCGGTGATTAGCTCTGATATTCACTTATTATATATGGATAATTACTCTAGAACTACAACATCAGAAACATCATACAAATATTTATTACCAACAATCACATCTACAAATGATTCTAGAATAATAATATCAGGTAAACCTAAAGGTTTTAACCACTTTATTAAACTACTTCATAATAGTGAATTACCTTCAAACCATCCAGACAAAAATATATTTGAATCTTTAAGAGTATATTGGTGGCAACATCCAAATAAAAATGAAGAATGGAAGAAACAGGAAATAGAAAATATTGGTCAACAAATGTTTGATCAAGAGTATGATTTAAAATTTACAAATAAATAGTAAAATAATAAATCAATATATAGTTAAATGAACTACACATTAGCTAAAGACTAATGTGTTTCAGGTTTCATAGACTCATCTAATGACAACGCCTCCACCTGTTTTTGTTTAATGTCCGACTCAATCCCTGAACCAGACAATATTTTTAATCCTTGTTTTAATATGTTTTTAGCTGCATTAAAATCTCTATCATGATTGGTTTCACATGATGGACAAGTCCATTCTCTATCTTTTAATGTTAAATTTTGGTTTATCCAACCACAATTAGAACACATTTTACTTGATGGAAAAAATCTATCAATTTTTACATATTGACTCGTATCCTCGTATTTTTCTTAACGTGAAGCGAGGTTGCTCATTGCATCCGAACGCTCGGTGACACTGCGGTTCAAAATAAAAATTATTCGTCTTTATCTTCTTTAGTAATATATTCTGAAACTTCATTCAGCCATTTGGCAAAATTCTTTTGTCTAATAAACATTATTACTAAAAGTATTGTCATTACGACATCTACATAAGATACTGAATTTTCAAACATGGTTTAAATTTTTATTTATTGATTAATACTACTAAATTACATTTTTGTCTACTCGATACGAAAAAGCATCGAACAGTGTGTATAACAAATGAACCTTGTGATGACAGATTCAACTCTCAGTCTTTAATTTTTAATTCTTTTCTTCTTTTTACTTCTTCATCCTTTTTGTGCCAAACTAAAAAATCTGTAAATTTATCCATTTGTTCTTTGTCTAATAAACATTCAAACGTTACTTGTAATTTCTTCCTCTCTTTCATGATTCCTATATATTTAAGCTAAAATTAAATTCTTTCGTTTCACTTGTCATACACACCGAGCGTTATGCAACATTTACTGCATCATAACTCTTGTTTGCTTCTCTTTTACGTTCCTTACTTAGTGTCCATCCATTTTCTGTCATAAACTCAATATCGCCATTATAAAGCTGTTCTTCTGTGCATTCAATAAGCATCCATCTGTATCTATCATTTGTTCGTTTCTGGAAGCTGTGCACTCCTTTGTAATGGCTAAACCATTTATATCCATTAAATACCATTCCTATATATTTTTCTGTATCAAAACGTTGCATAACAACACCTATATTTAATGCCTCGTTTTGTGGTAATTTATCAGTTTCTTTTTTCATTTCTAAAGTATTTAAGTTTATAAAATTTCGTGTATTTGTTCGGCACTAAACATAGCCCAACGTTACCTGCAATGCCTCTCCACACTTGCGATAGTGTCGTGAATAGCCCCGCCATGTGAGAATAGTGCAATTCGCTCAACTGCAAAGCCTCTATTTTTACCCATCGTGTTGCTATGGTAGCCGAATGTTATTACTATTCCATTTGGTTTCAGTATTCTTGGTAGTTCGTCTTTGAGTTGGCGAAACGGAGAAGCCTTAATCCCTTTGTACATTTCCATACTTTTACGATAGGCGTATGGCGGGTCTAACAATACCGTATTAAACCTTTCACCTTTCCAGTCTTTAACGAATTGTAGTGCATCCATTTGGTATTCTGCCAACGCTTCTTCATCAAGGTCGTTTCTTATTTCATCTATGTTTAGTTTAGTTCTGCCAGCAAATAAATTTAGTGTTTTGCCCTCACACGTTTTTTCAGCCCATTTCCTGATAGGCTTAATACTAAAAGTCCATCTACTTAAAGGGCATTTGATGTAATCGAACAACGGCACAACAGGTAACACAGTATATAGTGCATTGCTTCTGTTCTTTGTTTCTACTTTATCCATAATATCAATATTTGTTTTTCAATTTAACTTTTGTGATGCAACG